TGCGGGTCGGCTGGCGGGGTCTTAGACGCCCAGAAACGCACCGCCCAGCGCCTGAAGCAAACTTGTTCGGGTTCGGGGTTGCGAAATATGTTCGGGATACCTCCAGCAGCTTTAAAATCCCTCTAGCAAAAATTAAAGATTCGGGCTGCCAGCGCTTTGGCGGGGTCATAACCCGACAAATTGTTCGGGATAGCGCTGCTGGATCTTTGCAGCCAGATTTTCTGCCGGGCAGCTAAAGATTCGGGATCGGGGTTCGCAGCCAGCGATGACAACCCGAGGAATTGTTCGGGATCGGGACTCGTGATTCAGGCTGCACGGGAATCACCGGGCCGCAGCTACCGGGCTAACCTGAATCTTTGCAGCCGGGGATGACAAGCCGAAGAATTGTTCGGGTTATCGGACCGGGAAAGGTCCTGCTGCAACTTTCATCCCCGGATCGTAAAGCTGCCGGGTGAGATCCGCCGGGTCGCAGCGCTGCCCGGAATCATAACCCGAACAATTGTCCGAAAGCTGCCGGGGTGCTGCGTCCTGCTGCGAGTCAGCAGCGCTGAATCTTTTTTTCACTTTGCCTATTGACATTATATATAGTGTGGGATAATGTGGGATTATTCTAGTAAAGGAGATGAAAGATGGAAATCACTGAAGTAAAGAATTCAAACGGGGTGACTGTTTACCATGTAGTAGATGGAGGTTGTATTCACGAGTTTTGGAGTCGCAGAGTTGCTCGCGAATTTGTAGATTATTTTAGCAAAGGATAAAGATCATGAAATATTCAATAATCTCAAGCCCGCAAACTTTAATTAATAGATATACTGTTAAATGCTTTAACAGTTCAAACGCTATGCATGTTTTTTTAAATAAACAATGTGATAATAAATGGAGTGTAACAGAATATCCTTTTAAAAAGTCTGGCACTTACGTTTCACAATACTGTAGTAAAAACGGCCAGCGTTTTATTAGTACAAAAGAATTAATTTGCTAATAACTAACCTGATCCTTCGGGATCGGGTCGGGCTTCGGGGATCGGGCTTTCGGGTTCGGGGTTCGGGGTCGGGGTTATATATACTATATAAATATAGATATATATACATACACATATACACATACACATATATGTTATTACATTATAATTGTAAAAAAAATCTAAACTTGTTCGACTTATTTAACCTATAGCAATGTTATGCGTTCCAGCGGTTTTAAAATAAACTTCACAATTGTTCGTTTTATCCCTTGTTATATGGGATTATATGGTATAATCTATTTTTAGTGGGGGGGTTTTCCCGTCACATTCTAGTAAAAAAGGTAACAAAAACAATGACTTACATACCAACAGATGGAATAGAAATAGAAACATGCGGCGCAAGTATAGGCCGTATTAAGCAAGCATTTATCCGTGAAGGAATTCGCGGTTGCGAAATAAAGCCAGATGGAACACCAAGAGTTGACGCAGAAATAGTTTTGCCACCATTGGCACCATGTGATTTTGCATGGGATTATATTAAGAAAGATTTGCCGTGTATTGGACGAAGTTGGCGCAAGTGTAAATTCATCATGCGGTTTGCACGTTCACATTGGCAACGCGCCGCTTAATAGCGATACAACCGCAACTCAATTTTGTGGTGAAAGTATTGATGTTAAAGAACGAACTGGCCGCTTTTTTGCAAACCATTCAGAACCAATGGATTTTATAGCGGTTCAAGATATTATGAAACGCTATACAAGACAACAAGACGCGGTCAATTCTATGTTCCCTCGTTCACGTACTGATAATCGTTATTGCTCACCATTAAGTACGCGCCGCATTGAACAAGCTTCGACTATTAGCGAATTAACGTTTGGCAAGTTTACATCAATCAACTTACAAACATGGTCACGCGGTACAATTGAATTCAGACAGGCAAGCGGTACAATTGAAGCGGCCAAGATTATTAACTGGGTTAAGTTTTTAAACAATCTTGTTTTGCATACTGTTGAAAACAGAATTGAAAGCGGCAACCGAACAATTGTTACTGATACGCCAGAGCAACCATTTAGACGCGGCGCGCGAATTGGAATTACTTATGATCTAATGCGCACCGATGGCGGCGCGTCCACATTGGAAATTATGGACGCAACGGGATGTACTGAAGGCGATGTGAGACGCCGCGTCTCTGAAATAAGAACGCGCGTTGGCGATGCGGCGGTTGTCACTAGCACGCAACAAGCGAATGGTGCGCGTTATGGTGATGGAACTCACCACACCAGTTACACGGTTTTATTCAGTTTTGAGACTGAAGGAAGCGGCGCGCAATTGCTTCCAGAAAACCGCCGCGGCGTTGAAAGCATATGGGCAAATGTTGATGACGATTTGTTCGAATGGTGGCAGAATAGAATAACAACGCTATCAGATAGAAACAGAATAGGCGCGCTAGGTTAAGCCTAGCGTACCATCTTAGAAGCTCAAAGAAGCCCGCCTAGTGCGGGCTTTTTCTTTTTCCAAGGTACCCTACGCAACCCGAACAAATGTTCGGTATCGGGGTTAATTTGGGCTTGCCCCCCCTTTATCGGTCAGAGGTTTTATCTATACTACTACACAGTGTTTTACTCAAACAATTACCCCAAAAAAACTTTTCGCCATTCAGGTCGATACATGGACAATAGGACACCCCCTAAAGGGGGATGTCTATGTTTGTCTGTATGTATGGGTCCCATAGACCCCCTCAAAAATTTTTTTCAAAAAAATCCATTGACGCCTCCCTTATCTTCCCATACCGTATCTTATAAGATGGAAATGGAGCTTAACAGTGCCTAAATATAGGTTAAATTACGGTGATCAGTTTGAATTTTTTGCGCAAACTCCTGCTGAGGTTGTTCCTGTGATGCAGGTACGCAGATATGGTCCTTTATCTTTTGGGATTGAGTCTGAGCGTTTGTTTATGCGTCGTTCTGCGATGGAGATGTGTGAATGGAATGGGAAAGATTATTATTTTCATGACAGGGATGCTTTAGCTGGTAGCATGATTAAAAATGGATTACTTGAGGTGATTGATTAAATTTTATTTTATTGCTACACTGCGAACAGATAAAATTTATTTGGAGATAATTCTATGGTAGCTGTAACGTCTATGCCGATGGGTCAACCGATGGGACAGCCTCAGATGCCGAATCCGATGGGTGGTTCTGCTCCGAATCCGATGATGCCGACGAATCCGATGCCAAATCCAATGCAAAATCCAATGATGGGTGCGCCTATGGGTGGACCTCCACCTCAGATGGGCGGACAATCCGCAGTTAGTCCTGCACCTAATCCTAATTTGTCTACACAGATTAATGGGTATGGCGGCAGTGCATCTGGTCGTGCAAATTTCAAAAGGGCTTTAGGCACTAGAAAAAATAAATTTTTGCAGAGTCAGCAGATGCAGATGCGTCCACAGATGCAAATGCAGCCACAGCCACAAATTGCGCCGATTGGTCGTGCATTAGGTAATAGCGCGAATGTTGGAAGTGCGCCTGTTCAGTTAATGGGTGGTGGTGTTGTTCCGTTATTTGGCGGTTTAGGCCGTTACTAATGTCTAAGCAGGCAGATTTCATAGATTGCGTTGATCTATGGACAACGTGTTTACCGTATTCGACTTTTCCTAGTAGCACTATTGCGTGGCGGTTATCGCCTGCGATTGAGAGTGGTCAGTATAAGATTTGGCATAACGAGGGTGGATCGTGTGCAGGCTTTGTGACGTGGGCTTGGATGACGGATGAGGAGTTTGAGACAAGAGATTATTGGGGTCCAGAAATTTTTCGTCGAGAAACAGGTGACAAATTAGTTTTTGTTGATATGATTGCCCCCAACGGCTCTTCTGGAGTGTTGAGTTTTTGTAGGGATCTTCGGCAAATGTTTAAGTTGGAGTTTCCAGAGGTTAAAAAAGTTTGGTCGCATAGAGGCCAACGGCGCGGAGTTTATCCGAACAAAGGTGGCTAGAGCATGTATAATATATTACTTTCATTTTTAAAACCTCAGATAGCTTTTGGCGGTGATTCCGGTGGCGGCGGTGGAGGAGGCGGCGGAGGCGGTGGTTCTCGCGCTGACAGAAAAGGCGCTGCGGCAGTTCTTTCTCCAGTATATACACCTCCAACACCGGTTATTACTCATAATGATAATAATAACAGACCTGCTCCTGTTGTTCCTGCTCCTGTTTATACGCCACCCGCCCCTGTTATTTTTGATGATGATGATTATACGCCTACGTCTGCTGAATTAAATGCGCAGCTTGATGATTTAGGCGCGGCTAATATGACGGATGATTATTCGATAGTTGATTATAGCACGACTGCGAGTGGCAATCCGTTTATTCCTGCGGCTATGGCGGATTCTGATCGCGGTGGTTACATGGCACCTATTGGTCAGAATACACAGAGTGAGGCTTTAATTGGTCAAGCAACTGATATTGGTGGCGGTGTTTATGATCCTATAAATATTTTGCAAACAGATGCTTATCAGCTTGGCACTGGCAACGCTATTATGCCACCAGTTAATCCTGTATATGATCCTCTTGATGACTCTAATGCTTTTACATCAAGAAATCCTACAAATGCTTTTGATACTGCTGATATTTATTCAGAGCCTGTAGTAGATACTTATGATCCACTTGATAATGATTTTGTAGATAGAAACCCTACAAACGCCTTTGATGTTGCTAATATTTATGCAAATGATGAGCTTGCTACGTCAGTTTATGATCAGCCCGCAGATGAAATGGATTTCGTTCAAACGCAAGGACCTGTCCAAGCTGCTCCTATTGCTCCTCCCGGAGATGAGATGGATTTTGTCCCAAGGCAAGGTCCATCTCCTATGCCCGGATTTTTTGATGGTGATGTCGATTCAGGCACTTTTTCTAATACAAATTCTATAGATTCTAATTTCTATGACGAAATTCCAAATGATTTCTCTAACTTCTTAACACCCGGAAATGATTCAGGAATGGAAATGGATTTAAGCGCACCGGATGCTAATTTCTATGATGAGATAGCTTTTCAGCGTGACCCAATAGATGATATATTAGCTGGTGAAGAGTTTACAACTAGCGCGGCTAATGTGCCTGCAAGTATCCCTGTTCAAACAGCAGATGATGGTTATGGTGCAGTTCCACCGTTATCAGGTTCTGCTAGTGATCCAGAAATATCATTTGATGTACCAACTACAGTAACACCTACTAGCATTTCTACAGAAACTACAGGAGGTGATCCATTAATTGCTGGTTACGACACAGCTCCATCTGATATTAAAAAATTAGCTCTCGGTGATGACACTGATACTGGTACTGGTACAGCAATACCAACTGCTGAAGAGATAGCTCCAACAACTGGCAATGTATCTACATACACGAAAGATGGTAAAGAAAAGCAATTTGAATCTTTCGGTCAGGTTAATAGGTTTGGTGTATATGCTGGTGATGGCTTTGAATGGTATGAAAACGAAAGTGTAACAAATCCAAATGGCGATCCTGTATTAAGCAGAAGATATACTGGTAAAGGCGAAGGCAACGGCCTTGGTACAGAACCTATTAGCGCAACTGAAATCGGTCATGGGAATCAACAAGATAGAGAAAAATTCAAAAGAATAGGCCAAATATCTATGGATGAAGGCAGTGAGTTTGCATCTACTCAAGGTTCTGCAAATGATGGAGATTTCTTAAAGTTCTTAACAACAGGTGATTTTGATGCAAGTAAATCATTTGCTAATCAATATGGCTTTGATAATTATGAACCAACGCTAACATATGGCGATAGTGAAATATCTTCATCTAATAAATCGTCTTTGCAGAATACTTTAGAACTTGCTGATAAAGCTGGTGTAACGGGAGAAATTTTACCAGATTTTGTTGATGCTGGCATTACGCCTAGCCAACAAAGCATGGATGATATGAAGCTTTATGGTCAGTTTGGTCAACAGCCTAATGCTGCTGAATATGCTCAGATGACACAAGTTATGAACCGTTTAGGTGAAACTCCTATGACTAAAGAGTTTCAAGACGAAATAGCAGATCAAATGAGATCAGATGGTGCTTCTGAAGCTGACATAGCCAAGTATCGAAAGTCTAGTCCTATAGGCGAAGACATTAATCCTTTCTATGATACCTTTGGTGAAGCTGAAGGTTTTGCAGAAAAAGCTGGTTCTGCAATAAGAAGTCTTCTTAATTTTGGTGTTAAGTCTTTAACTTACGGTCTAATTGATCCTGCTAAGATGAGCAAAGATCAAGCAGAGAAATACATGGAAGCATTGCAAGAAACTGGCACTTATTCTTATGACGATTCTAATGTCTTAAAAGGTGTTTTAGACGCAGAAGGAAATACTGTAAAAGGATTTAACGACTTTAAAAATACTAAAGCAGGGGCTGTATCATTCAACGATTTAACAACTGAATCATCTGACAGAGATAATGATAGATGCCCTGATGGATATGTATATGACGTTGCTGAACAGATGTGTGTTCCTATAATTGATGATGGTGCAGGCGGTGGTTCAGGTTCATCTAATTTAAAACTTGGTGAAAGACCTAGAAGACCTCCATCTACACAACCTGATAGACCTCCAGTTGTAAGACCACCATCAGGTGGGACAGGTGCTGCTGGAGTAAACTTCCGTAAGCCTAAATTCTTTCAAGATGGTGGAAGTGTAACCCCTAACATAGATAGCTTTTTAAGTGGCTTGAGGTAGTTAAATGGAAGGCCTTGATAACTTTTCAGAGTATCTAACTGACGAAGAGTTAGCGAAGGTCGCTCCCATGTTGGAGCGGCTTATCGACGTTAGATAAACGTTCTGAAAAGCACGACAACTATATGAATTTTGTGAAGCATGTTTGGCCTCAGTTTATTGAGGGCAGGCACCACAAGATTTACGCTGAAAAGCTACAGGCTGTGGCTGATGGTAAGTTAAAGCGTTTAATTATTAACATGCCGCCGCGACATACGAAGTCTGAGTTTGCGAGTTATTTGTTTCCAACGTGGCTTATGGGGCAGACGCCCTGATTTGAAAGATTATTCAAGCAACGCACACGGCGGAGTTGCTGTTGGTTTTGGTCGTAAGGTTAAAAACCTAATTGATAGCGATGATTTTAGAGATGTTTTCCTAAGTGTCAGTCTTGCTGGCAGATGCGAAAGCGAGTGGTCGTTGGAGTACGAACGGTGGTGGTGAATATTACGCTGTTGGTGTGGGCGGCGCTCTGCTGGTCGTGGCGCTGATTTGGCAATTATTGACGATCCTGTTTCTGAACAGGATGCGTTAAGCGTTACTGCGTTAGATAATATCTACGAGTGGTACACTTCTGGTCCTAGACAGCGTTTACAGCCCGGTGGCGCGATAATTATTGTTATGACGCGATGGTCTATTCGTGATTTAACTGCGAAGGTTTTGCAAAACAGAAGTGAAAAGGGTGCTGATAAGTGGGAGATTGTAGAGTTTCCTGCAATTATGCCCTCTGGCGAACCATTATGGCCTGAGTATTGGGCTTTAGATGAACTAGAAGGCGTAAAAGCCTCTATTCCTGTAGCAAATGGAACGCGCAGTATATGCAGAACCCGACTGCTGAAGAGGGTGCGATTATTAAGCGTGAGTGGTGGAAGGTTGTGGGAAAAAGAAGACCCTCCTCCATGCAGCTATATTATTCAAAGTTACGATACTGCGTTTAGTAAAAGCGATAGGGCTGACTACTAGTGCTATTACAACTTGGGGTATTTTTCACTCACGAGGAAACAGCGTGAGGAACATATTATTTTACTTGACGCTGTGAGGGGCGCTGGGAGTTTCCTGAGTTAAAAGAGCAGGCGCATGATCATACCAAGAGTATGATCCTGATATGGTTTTGATAGAGCAAAAAGGTTCTGGTATGCCGTTGACGCAAGAACTACGACGTATGGGTATACCTGTAACTCCATTTACACCGGGCGTGGTGCTGATAAGTTTACGCGAATGCACGCTTGCGCGCCTGTGTTTGAAAGCGGTATGGTGTGGTGTCCAGAGACTAATTTTGCTGATGAAGTTATGGAAGAATGTGCTGCATTTCCAAATGGTGAACATGATGACTTGGCGGATTCGATGACTCAGGCTATACTGCGATTTAGACAGGGTGGTTTTATTACGACTCCAAGTGACTATGATGATGAAGATGAGATCGCTTTTAAGAAACAAAAACGTGAATATTACTAGGAGGGATATGAGTGGCCTTAGTCCATCTGAACTAGCCGAAGCTGGAACTGAGTCTGGAAAAACGCTTTCTGAAGCTGAAATTCAAAGGTTACTTAAAATGTTAGGTACAACATCTGCAAAGCCTAAGCCTCGTCCATTTAAAAATGGTGGTAAGGTTATGGAATACAAAAAAGGTGGCGCAGTTAAAAAGAAAAAAGCCAAAAAGAAAAAATCTAAAATGGGTTGCGTTATGGCTGGACGTGGCGGAAAGTATAAGGGGATGCGCTAATGAATAAAAAGTATAAAGGTTTTTCTAAATTACCAGAAGCTGTTCAAAAGAAAATGGACCCTAATCTAGCTGAAAAATACATGCACGGTGGTGCTGTTAAAAAGTATGGTCACGGTGGCAGTGTTGAAAAAGAAAGTAATGGTATGTCTCGTGGATGTGGTGCAGCTATTACTGGTAAAAAGTTTAGTGGAGTAAAATAATGACTAAAATCATCATTAACATTGATATGGATGAGCTTACATCTGGGGTCAACCAAGTTGTTGATGATGGTATGTATGATGAGGAAGAGGAGCTTTCTTGCCCTCTTTCAACTCAAGATTCTAAAATAAATTCTGAAAATCGTGAGAATGCCATACAGGAATACGAATATGGTCATTCTGAAAATGATTCAGAAAGAAAAAAACAAATTTGTGGAACTTGTAAATATTATGACATTCGAGCTTCTATGCTAGACTGTATAGAAAATGGTATTGGCATGGACGAAGGTTCTCAAGTAGGATACTGCAATAAACTAGATTTTACCTGTGCAGCGGAAAACGTTTGTAGTGAATGGGGGAAAGGCGGTCCAGTTACCGACTTTAGCGACATAGACATACACGAACCGCTTGAAGGGAACGAAAAGGACATTTTCTAATGGCTATTGAGCAAGGAATAGGTGCAGGTGGAGTTCCTGATCAACCTGTAGTTGAAGACAACACTCGTATGATGGAAGTTCCTGAATTACCTGCTGATCCGGGTATTACAGAGTTTGATGATGGCAGTGCTGTTATTGGTGAATACGAAGAAGAAAAAGAAGCTGTAGAAGAAATTGAATTTGGTGGAAACCTAGCAGATATTATGGATGAGGGTGATTTAAACCTAATTTCATCTGATCTTGTTGGTTCAATTGAAGACGATTTATCTGCTCGTGAAGACTGGGAAGACACGTATAAAAAAGGTCTTGAGTTTCTTGGCATGAAGACAGAAGAACGTTCTGAGCCTTTTGCTGGCTCTTCTGGCGTTATTCATCCTTTACTTGCTGAAAGTGTTACACAGTTTCAAGCTCAAGCTTATCGTGAGCTTTTGCCAGCCACTGGTCCTGTTAGATCACAAGTTGTCGGCGCTCAAAACCAAATGCTTGTTCAGCAAGCAGAGCGTGTAAAGGACTACATGAACTATATGATAACTTACGAAATGGAAGAATATGATCCTGAGTTAGATCAAATGTTATTCTATCTTCCTGTTATTGGTTCGACATTTAAAAAAGTTTACAACGATCCTTTAAAGCAACGCGCTGTTAGTAGTTTTGTTCACGCAGAAGATATGATTGTACCATACGGCGCAACTGATCTTACGTCTTCTCCGCGTATCACACATAGATTAACTATGGATTCCAACGAAATTAGAAAGCTTCAGCTTGCAGGTTTTTACCGAGATATTGATTTGCCTTCTGACGCTGAGGATTCATCTATGAGTGAAGTTGAGGAGTCAATTGATGACATCCAAGGCGTTCACCCATCAGGTCCATCAGAAGAACTTACAATATATGAAGTTCATACATCTCTTGATATTGAAGGTTTTGAAGACCTTGGAGCAGATGGTGAGCCAACAGGATTAAAGTTACCATATATAGTAACTATACTTGAAGATTCTGGTGACGTTCTTTCTGTTCGTAGAAACTATGCTGAAGACGATGCAATGAAACGAGCCAAGCAATATTTCGTACATTACAAGTTTCTTCCGGGACTAGGTTTTTACGGTCTAGGCTTAACGCATATGATAGGCGGTTTAGCACAAGCGTCTACATCTATCCTTCGTCAACTTATAGACGCAGGTACCCTTTCCAACTTACCAGCAGGCTTTAAAGCCCGTGGCGCAAGAATTCGTGACGAAGATTCTCCTCTTCAACCGGGCGAATTCCGCGACATTGATGTGGTTGGAGGCACCCTGCAAGGCTCTTTGATGCCTCTCCCCTTTAAAGAGCCTTCAGGAACGCTGTATAGCCTTCTTGGAACGCTTGTAGACGCTGGACGTAGGTTTGCTTCAATGGCTGACATGAAAGTCGGTGAAATGAGTGGTGATACGCCTGTAGGAACTACTATGGCAATTATGGAGCGTGGCACAAAAGTTATGTCAGCTATCCATAAGCGTTTACATTATTCTCAAAAGATTGAGTTTAAGCTTTTATCTAAGATTTTTGCAGAAACTATTCCTGCGTACCCATATCAAGCAGATATGCAAATGGGTCCAGAAATATTTGCTCAAGACTTTGATGCTAGAGTTGACGTATTGCCCGTATCTGATCCAAACATTTTCTCTATGTCTCAACGTATTGCGTTGGCACAAACAGAGTTGCAGTTGGTTCAATCAAACCCACAAATACACGGTGGACCTCAAGGCCTATATACTGCGTACAGAAAAATGTACGAAGCTCTTGGCGTGACTAACATTGATGGCATATTGCCACCTCCACCTCCACCACCACCTCCTGTTAATCCTTCTAAGGAAAATCAAAACGCTTTACAGGGCGCTCCTTTGCAAGCATTTCCAGATCAAGATCATGAGGCGCACATAGAAGCTCACATGGCGGTTATGGCCACTCCAGCTATGCAACTTAACCCAAATGCTATTATGGCTCTACAAGGCCACATACAGGAGCATATAGGGCTACTTGCAGAAGCACAGGCACAACAAGAAGTTATGAGTCAGATTCCACCAGAACAAATGGAAATGATGCAACAACAAGCTCAGATGGCAGGTCCACAAGCACAAGCTCCTGATCCTATGGCGCAGTTTAAACCTCAAATAGATTCTTTAGCAGCTCAAATTATAGCTGACTTAACTGAAGAACTTGCGCAAGCTGTTGCGGCACCGGAAACTTCTGATCCACTTGTTGATATTAGAAACCAAGAGCTACAACTTAAAGCCGCTGATATGCAACGTAAGCAAGCTGAGTTTGAAACAAAGCAAGAGTTTCAGCGTGAGCAAGAGCGTAATGATGTTCTTACAGCACAACAAAGAATTGATGTATCAGAAGCTGCTTTGGCAGACAAAACTAGGATTGCGGAAGATCGCATACAAACGCAACGAGATATTGCAAATTTAAACGCACAAACGAAAAGGCAATAACATGACATCATCTGTTAGACAAAAAATGGCTGAACAAGAAAAAGAAAAGAAGGTAGCCCAACGGCTATCTGAAACTCCTGTTGAAATGGTAAGAGCTAGGAATGAAAATGGACACTTCATCAAAGACGACCCAAAAACAGAAGAAAATGAATCTTGGATTGAAAAGTCAAAAGTCAAAAAGAAAGCTGTTGCAAAGAAAAAAACCACAGCAAAAAAGTCTAAGTAGGTTTAGTAAAATATCAAGACCCCAGATATTCCGAGGAATTTTCTGACTTTTTGGTATTTATACTTGTATTTCCCGTATAATTTTATACTATATGTGGTATGGATGCATTAAACTTAGCACAATACTTATTGAAAAGCGTTCGTGAACGCGATGCTCGTCTTAAAGATAAGCTCGCGGACGGTTCGATACAAACTCTTGAGGAGTATCGGTATATTGTAGGTCAAATACGTGGCATGTCCTATGTTGAAGATGAAATTAAAGCCGCGATGAAAGGTATAGAATACTCAGATGACTAAAAAGTTGTTTGTGCCTGAACACGTTGCTAAAGCAGCGCAAAAGGCCATAAAGGAAAATCCAACAGTTCCTAAGCCAATTGAAAACGCCTTTGGCAAAGGCGGTAAAAATAAAAATGAAGACGATCCTTCTGAAATGAAGCAGTCTTCTCTGGAGAGATTGCCGCAGCCAACAGGCTACCGCGTACTCATAATTCCCTACTATCCTAGCGAAAAAACAAAAGGCGGTTTAATCGTACCTGATCAGGTTCGTGACCGTGAATCTTTTGCAACAGTTGCGGCTTATGTCGTTAAACTGGGTCCTGATGCTTACACAGACTCCCAAAAGTTCCCAAGTGGTGCGTGGTGTCGTGAGAAAGATTGGGTACTTATAGGAAGATATAGTGGAAATAGGTTCAAAGTGGAAGGACTTGAGGTTAGAATCATAAATGACGATAATATTATCTCAACAATCCTTGACCCGAAGGACATTTCATATGTATAACTTAGTAGAGAACAAGGAAAATTACTATGTCTGAAGATATTCGTGAAGACGATGACTTTGAAAATGGTGCATCTATAGATGTTGAAGACGATCAGGATCAAGACCAAGAAGAAGGTGTTGAAGTAAGTTCTGATGATGAAGAAGAAACCCGAACAAAAGTTCGTAAAAAATCTTCTGGAGATGATGAGCTAGAAAATTATAGCGAATCCGTACAACGTCGAATTAATCAATTAACAGCAAAACGTAAGCAAGCTTCTGAAGAAGCTCAAGCCGCTGTTCAGTATGCTCAAACAATTCAGCAAGAAAACGCTCAAATGAAACAGCGTTTACAGCAAATGAGTGCAGGGTATAACACAGAAGCTGAAGGTCGCTTGAAAGCTCAAGAAGCTCAAGCTACTCGCGCTTACGCAGAAGCAAGTGAGGCTGGCGACTATGATCGTGCGGCTAAAGCTCAACAAGCATTAGCACAAATAGCTGTAGCTAAAGATAAAGTTCAGGCTAGAAAAGCTAATGTCGATAGGCAAAGAGCGCAAGAGCAACAACCTGATCAGGTTCAGCAACAACAAGCTCCTCCACAAAGACAAGCTCCGGCTCAACGTGATCCGAAGTTAGAAAGTTGGTTAGATAAGAATAGTTGGTTTGGAACTGATCGAGTTATGACTCGTGCTGCTCAAGCTATTCATGAACAGTTAGTTTTAGAAGAGGATTTCGATCCTACGTCAAGCGATTATTATAAAGAAATTGATTCTCGTATGCGTAGAGAAATGCCTCAAAGGTTTAAGGAAACACGGTCCAACGCCCAGACTGTTGCTCCCACGTCCAATGGACGGTCTATAAAATCAGGGCGGAAAAAATCGGTTGAGTTATCACCGGGTCAAGTTGCTTTTGCGAAAAAAATGAGAATACCACTCGAAAAATATGCGCAAGAAGTAGCAAAATTAAACAAACGGAGTGAATAATCATGGGAAATGATCAAAACAGGAAGTCACGCGATGCAAATACGCGGGAACACTCAGAACGTGTTCAAGAATGGCGTCCGGGTTCTGCTTTAGACGCCCCAGAGCCACCTCTAGGATATAAGCATAGATGGATTCGTGAATCTGTCATGGAATATGATGATAAGACTAACGTTCATAAGAAACGGCAAGAGGGATGGGAACTTGTTCGCGCTGAAGAGTACCCTGATTATGTTGGCCCCGTCATTGACGAAGGAAGAAACGCAGGCACCATTGGTGTCGGTGGATTGGTTTTGGCCCGAATCCCTACCGAATTGGTAAACCAGCGGAATCAACACTTTGCACAAGTGGCTAGTAATCAAATGGACGCTGTTGACCGCGATTGGATGCGGGAAAACAACGCCCTTATGCCAAAACTGGCACCACAACGTAAATCTTCTGTTAGCTTCGGCTCACGGAATAAATCTGAAGGATAAGTAAGATGGCGAATCAAGACGCCCCTTTCGGCCTTCGCCCACTTAAAACTTTTGTCTTCACAAAGACAAAACCGTTATCGTATTGCTTCTGGCTACAACACGAACATTTTCCAAGGTGACTTAGTTACAGTCAACACAAATGGAACAATTACTCGCGTTGCAGCAGGTGCTACTAATCTGATGCTTGGGCGTATTTAATGGCTGTGAATATGTAGATTCTAATGGTGATGTGAAATTCTCAAACCATTGGCCTGCAAGCGCAACTGGAACAAACATTTTTGCGAATGTCATTGATGATCCAAGTGCGACCTTTGAAATTCAAGCGAATGCAGCAATGCCTGTAGCCGACTTGTTTGGCAACTTTGATATTGTAGACAACAGCCCTGTTGGACGAACCGCAAGCGGTGTTTCCAGCATGGAACTTGCAGTATCAACAGGCGCGACCACTGCAGGTCTTGGCTCTAAAGCTATCGACATTTCTCAAGACCCTGAGAATGACGATGTATCGTCGGCTAATACAAATGTAATAGTCAAAATCAACAACCACCTGTTCAGTGCTGGCACTGCAGGTCTGGCATAAGAAAGGAGATAAGTTATGGCTATTTCACGTTCACAACTTGTCAAAGAGCTAGAACCGGGCCTCAACGCTTTGTTCGGCATGGAGTACAATCGCTACGACAATGAACATGCAGAAATCTTCGACACTGAATCTTCAGACCGTGCGTTTGAAGAAGAAGTTATGCTTGTCAGGATTTGGAAATGCTCCTACTAAAAGTCCGAAGGATCAGGGGTCGATCGTTTGATGATGCTAACGAAGCGTACACTGCTCGTTACACACGAAACGGTTGCGCTTGCATTCGCAATTGACTGAAGAGGCAATCGAAGACAACTCTGTATGACCGCTTGGCGCTCGTTACACCAAGGCACTTGCCCGTTCAATGGCGCATTCTAAGCAAGTTAAAGCTGCTGCTGTTCTTAACAACGCTTTCAACGCGGCGTTCACAGGCGGTGACGGTGTTGAGCTTTGTTCTGCGGTTCACCCGTTGGCTCAAGGGCGGTACATTCCGTAACGAACCAGCTACTGCTGCTGACCTTGAATGAAACTTCGCTTGAAAATGCTTTGATTGACATTTCAGGCTTTGTTGATGAGCGGAATATGATTATTGCCCTTCGTGGCACTAAGCTGATTATTCCACCACAGCTTCAGTTCATTGCAGATCGTCTGCTGGAATCGACTTTGCGTCCCGGCACTGCTGACAATGATATTAACGCGACAAAGAACATGGGTATGGTGCCAGAGGGTTATACAATTAACCACTTCCTCACCGATACTGATGCGTTCTTTATCAAAACTGACGCGCCAAATGGCTTCAAGCACTTTGAGCGTTCTCCCATGCGTACAAACATGGAAGCAGATTTTGATACAGGCAACATGCGCTTTAAAGCGCGTGAGCGTTATTCATTTGGCTTTCTCGGACCCACGTTGCGTATTTGGTTCACCCGGAGCGTAACCCGAACAAATGTTTGGTTTTGATTGGGGGAGTTCATCTGCCCCCTTTCTTTTTTTGGATTGTTGTGTATTATTTGCTTATCCCTGACAGGCGCAAATAGCGTCTGACTTAACCCACGACAGGAGATAGACATGGGTACAACTACTTTTTCCGGGCCAATTCTGGCAGGAACAATCAAAGATACTACTGGCACAACCGTAGGCTCTGATATTAAATCTGTTACTAACGTTGTTATTCCTGCAAATTCTCAGATTATTGACTGTGTAATTGATGTAATTACTGCGGCGAATGCTACAACCAACTTGAGTGTTGGTGATACCGTAGGTGGTGCAGCTACTATTTTAAACACATTCGCAAGCGGAACAACTGCTGGACGTAAATATCCAACTACAGAAGCGGGTGCTGCGCTGGCATGGCAAGACACAGGAACAGCAGACATTCGTTTGACTGTTACTGCTTCGGCTGCAACAAATGCGGGTTTAGTTCGTTTTACTATCCTATACGCTCAAAACAACAACTTAGCGTGATAGGAGCTTAACATGGCAGGTCCAGTAAAGGCATATAATTGGGCGCAGGGTACATCTGCGGCTGTTGTCGGTCCTGCTCGTTCTCGTATTCGTCAAATTGTAATTTATGCAGCCGCAGCGGGTGCTTTTACAATTAAAGATGGTAGCGGTTCGGGCGATACACTGATTACGCAAACTTTTCCAGCAGGGATTCACCATTTAAACATTCCTGATGATGGTATTCTAGCTAAAAGCGGTGCGTATGTTAGTGCTTTCACAGGATCAAGCAACGAACTGACAGTGTTTTTGTCTTAAAATATGGTGGGAGAGTGCCTTATTCTCCCATCTAAAATTTTAATAGGTGATTAATGCCTCGTAAAAAAGAAAATCCAATACGCAAAACCACCGGCAAAGGTGGTAACTACCGAAAGACTAAGGCCGGTGCGGGTATGACCAAAAAGGGTGTTGCCGCTTATCGTAAGAAAAACCCCGGCTCTAAGCTCAAAACTGCCGTTACTGGCAAGGTTAAAAAAAGGTAGTGCCGCAGCTAAACGCCGTAAATCTTATTGCGCACGTTCAGCAGGACAAATGAAACAATTTCCGAAAGCTGCAAAAGATCCGAATAGTCGATTGCGACAAGCTAGAAAAAGGTGGAAGTGCTAAATGGCTATGAGCCGTTCACAGATGGGGCAACAAGTTACTAAATCGCCCATGAAAAGGAAGAAGAATGCCAAAAGACGCGTGCTACAAAAAGGTAAAAGCAAGGTACAAGGTGTTTCCAAGCGCATACGCAAGCGGAGCAATCGCTAAGTGTAGAAAAAAAGGCGCTAAAAACTGGGGAAACAGCAAAAAAAAAGCCTGTTAAGAAGGCTATGGGTGGCGTTATTGAGCCATCTAATGAGTTTCGCAAGCGTCCAGTACGTCGAATGATTAGCGGTGGAGCTGTAGCAAACGGTTGCGGTAAAGTTTTGTCAAATAGAAGAAAAGTTACAAAGTATTCATAATGGCTGTAAGAAAAACAAAAAAAGGTGCTGCTTTAAAGCGTTGGTTTAAAGAAGACTGGAAAGATGTTAAAACAGGTAAGCCTTGTGGACGTAAAAAGGGCGAAAAACGCTCAACTCCTTATTGTCGCCCCACTAAGCGCGTAAGCTCTAAGACACCAAAAACAAGATCAGAGATGACAGCGAGCGAAAAGCGTAGTAGAGTAGCCCAAAAGAAGCGTATTGGTCAACCTGCGGGCAAGCCTCGTAGAGTAAAGGCTTTAAAAAGGAAAAAGAAATGACTGTATCAGGCTCTAAGGACTTTGAATTAGACGTAGCAGACTATATTGAGGAAGCTTTTGAGCGATGTGGCTTAGAGGTTCGTACTGGATATGATTTAAAGACTGCAAAGCGCTCTATGAACCTAATGTTTGCTGATTGGGCGAATAGAGGCTTAAATCAATGGACTATAGCACAAAGAAACTTCACAGTTACTCAAGGAGACGGTGATCAGCCTCTTGGAACTGATGTAATTGACATATTATCTTTAGTTATACGTCGAGATGGAACAGATTATGCTTTAAATCGCATAAGTAGAGACGAATACCTCAATATTCCAACAAAATCTACAGTTGCAAGGCCAACACAGTTTTTTGTTGATAGGCAAATAAATCCAGTTCTTCAAATGTGGCCTTTGCCTGATAATAGCACTGATGTGGTGTATTATGACGCTTTAATACGCATGGATGACGCTGATACTTACACTAATACAGCGCAAGTTCCCTTCCGTTTTTACCCTGCTTTAGCGGCTGGATTAGCCTATTATATCTCTATGAAACGCGCTCCAGATCGCTCACAGATGCTAAAAGCGGTGTATGAAGAAGAAATAAACCGCGCAATGGATGAAGATAGAGATAGAGCATCTTTCCGTGTGGCTCCAGATTTAAGGAGCTATGGCTATGTCTAAATATGCCACTGGAAAATGGGCATATGGTATATCTGACCGTTCTGGCTTCCGTTATCGCTTGAGAGACATGCGAAAAGAGTGGAATGGTTTATTGGTTGGAAAGGATGAATGGGAAGCAAAACAACCTCAATTAGAGCCATTACGAGCTACTCCAGACCCACAAGCGTTGCGAAATCCACGTCCTGAACAGAACGTTGCGCAACAAGACAATATACAATGGGGATGGAATCCAGTAGGAATGGCATACGATGGGGGCTTAACCCCTAATAATTTAGTTGCTACTGGTGCAGTAGGTGGAGTTACGGTGACAATATCATGAGTTTTACATACGCAGAAATGAAAACAGCAATTCAAGACTACACTGAGAACACAGAAACAACTTTTGTGAATAATATCAATGTATTTATCAAGAATGCAGAAGAACGTATCTTAAAAATAGCTCAATTAGAGGTTTTTAGGAAGAATAAGACAGGAAATCTAACAGCATACGCTACAGATGCAAATAATGCTCAATATCTTGCCTTACCGACTGATTATTTGGCTCCATTTAGCCTTTCTTATACAACCAACAATTCAAAAGAATTTGTTATGTTTAAGGACGTAAACTTTGTTCAGTCTTTTAATCCCAATAAATCTACAACTGGTGGGCCTCGTTATTATGCTCAATTCGACATAAATAACTTTATATTAGCTCCCAGTCCAGATCAGGCATATGAAGTAGAGCTACATTACTTCTATAGACCTCCAAGTCTAACGTCTGTAGGCGATAACAATACTACATGGTTAAGTACAAATGCTTCTGTGGCTTTATTGTATGGAACTCTTATTGAGGCTTATACATTTATGAAGGGTGAAGCTGACTTAGTTGCAAACTATACTCAGCGGTTTACTGAAGCCATGTCTAGGGTCAAAAACTTTGGGGAATCTCAAGAAGTTACCGATGCTTATCGCACTGGTTTAATTATGAGAGAAAAAACATGACAATCGGCATAAATAATTATAATATACTAACATTAGATTCATAAGGAGATTATGACATGGCCTTTTCAGGTAATTTTATGTGTACGAGCTTTAAGAAAGAGCTTCTTGAGGCCGTGCATAACTTTAAAAACTCAGGTGGAGACACCTTTAAGATAGCTCTATATACAAATAGTGCTTCTTTTAACGCTGCAACTACAGCTTACACTACTTCTAATGAAGTTACAGGCACCAATTATACGGCAGGTGGAAATACACTAACTCGTGTTGATCCGACAAGCTCAGGAACTACAGCCTTTACTGATTTTGCAGATACAACTTGGTCTTCATCGACTATAACTGCTCGTGGTGCTATGATATACAATGATACAGCAGCAGGAAATCCAGCAGTTGTGATCTTGGACTTTGGTTCAGATAAAACATCTACAAATGGTGATTTTACAGTTGTATTCCCAACAGCAGACGCAAGTAACGCGATTATTCGCATCGCATAAGGAGTAACATCCGATGGCGACAATAACGGGATGGGGTCGAGGTTCTTGGTCTGAAGCGGCTTGGAATACCGCCATTCCTGTTACTGTTTCGGGTGTTGCAGGCACAGGCTCTATTGGCTCAGTAAGTATTATTGGTGAAGCCAATGTTCCAACAACTGGACTGCAAGCAAATGCTTCAGTTACATCTGTATTGGTAAATGCAGATGCAAATGTTAATGTAACAGGTGTATCATCAACAGGCGTAGTAGGTTCCGTTACTGTAGTTGAGGGTGTTGGTGTCAATGTAAACGTCACTGGCGTTGCCGCTACAGGATCACCCGGATCACTAACTGTAATTGCAGAAGCTGTTGTTAATCCTACTGGAGTAGCTGGCACAGGCTCTGTAGGCTCTGTCGTTGTTACTGCTGACGCAATAACTTCTGTTACTGGCCTTGAATCAACTGCATCTGTAGGTGCGGTTTCTGTTATTGCTGAAGCAGTTGTTAATCCAACTGGCATTGCAGCTACAGGTTCTGTTGGTTCTGTTGATGTAGGTATTTTTGTTACAGTAAACGTAACAGGTTCACAAGGAACAGGCCAAGTAGGCACTGTTGATACAGAATCAGACGCAATTGTTAATATTACAGGAGTTTCTGCTACAGCAGACACTGCTCAAGTTTTAGTTTGGGGAGGTATTGTGCCAAATCAAAATCCAAGCTATAATCCAATTAATCCATCTTCTACCCCATCGTGGACTGACGAATCTCCGTCTCAAAGCCCCGGATGGGACGATATAGCAGCATAGGAACGCAAAATGGCTAGTACATATACGTTAAATAATGGGATCGAACTCATAGGAACTGGCGAACAGTCAGGTACATGGGGCGATACAACAAATACAAATTTAGAACTAATTGATACCGCGCTAGACGGTCAAATTAGCTTAACATTATCATCAGCAGGCTCTTCTGGATCGCCAAACGCGCTTCCAGTTTCAGATGGAGCATCATCTAATGGCAGAAATCGTTTAATTTCTTATGTAGATAGTGGTGATCTTGGGGCAACAGCTTATGTTCAATTAACACCAAATGATGCTGAAAAAATTATTTACATTCGAAACGCCTTATCTGGCTCACGCAGTATTATTGTCTTTCAAGGTACATATAACGCATCTAATGACTATGAAATTCCAGCGGGTACAACAGCAGTTGTTTACTTTAATGGTGGCGGCACAGGTGCTGTAGCCGCAAACGTATTTAACAATGCTTACTTTGATGGTTTAAGATTAGGTAGCGTTTCTGTTACAGCAATTCTTGATGAAGATAACATGGCATCTAATAGTGCTACAGCTCTTTCTACACAACAGTCTATTAAAGCGTATGTGGATAGTCAGGTTGGCACGGTTGATACGCTTGCAGAGATACTTGCTAACGGAAACACGACTGGCGGTACTGATCTTGCGGTATCTACAGGCGACGACATTACATTTGCGGACAACTCAAAAGCCATATTCGGTGCTGGGTCTGACCTACAGATTTATCATGATGGGGCGAATAACTACATTGAGGGTCAAACTGGTAGTATAATTATTCAAAACACCCTTGATGATTACAATGTAATTATAAAATCAGATAACGGTTCTGGTGGAATGGCTGACTATTTTAGAGCAAACGGAAACACTGGTGCAGCTTTGATGTACAACTACGGCTCTGAAAAACTAGCCACAACATCAACAGGCATTGACGTAACAGGCACAGCCGTAACAGACGGCCTTACAGTTGCTGGTAATGTTTCAGTAGACGGCGGCACAATCAAGCTAGACGGGAATTATCCTGTTGGTACAGCCAATGTGGCGTTGGGTGATACTGCATTAGATAGTGTGCAATCTGGTGGTAACTATAATGTAGCTATAGGTTCAAGTGCAGGTACTGCGATTACAAATGGTGAAGCTAATGTAGCTCTTGGTTGGGAAGCATTAAAAACAGAAGATACAGGTAACTTTTCTACTGCTATTGGTTATCGTGCGCTACTTACACAAAATAATAATGCGAGCAATTATAACACCGCTGTTGGTGCATTAGCAGGGTCGCAAATAGGCACAGGCGTAAGAAACACTATTATCGGTGGAATTGCAGGAGATGCTTTAACTAATGCTAATTACAACGTAGCTATTGGGTTTGACGCTTTGGGGACAGATACGCTTGGTAGTGGTTCTGTTGCTATTGGATACCAAGCACTTGAAAGACAAAACTTCACTTCTGCGACAACAAACTACAATGTAGCTGTTGGTTACAATACGGGTGAAAATATCACCACAGGCGTTCAAAACACCCTCATAGGTGCATTAGCAGGAGATTCTTTAACCGATGCTGATTATAATGTGGCTGTTGGTTATAACGCTTTAACATCAGATACGTTAGGTAGTTATTCTACTGCTATAGGCAGAAACGCTTTATATAGTCAAAACTTTACCTCTGCTACGCAATCTCATAATACTGCAATTGGATATGCCGCAGGTGAGTCAGTAACGACAGGCGTTAATATTACACTTATGGGTAGCGGTGCAGGTGATAGTGTTACTACAGGTAATTCAAGTGCCGCCTTTGGTTACGGGGCTTTGTCTTCTGTGACAACGAATGATAATAATACTGCTATCGGCACGTTATCAATGCAAAACTCAACAGGTGCTAATAATACAGCAGTTGGTTACACTTCTCTTCGTGCCGCAGGGTCAGGAAGTAATAACGTGGCTGTTGGCTACGAAGCATTAGTCTCAAATACCACAGGTTCTAATAACGTAGCTATAGGTAAAGACGCTTTAGATTCAAACACTACAGCTTCAAATAATGTGGCTATAGGTGTTGATGCTTTACAAACAAATACTGTAGGTGCTGAAAGTGTAGCGATTGGTACATTTGCTTTAAATGCTCAAAATCCTGCTTCAGCTACAAGTATGTATAACGTAGCTGTAGGACACAACGCAGGAGCCGCAGTCACCACAGGCACTCGAAATACCCTTATCGGTGGCATTGCAGGTGATGCTTTGACAACTGGTGGTGATAATACTGTACTAGGATACAACGCACTAACTTCTGATACTTTAGGAAGTAAAACTGTTGCAATAGGACGATCAGTTTTAAGCAGTCAAAACTTTACATCTGCTACAGACACTTACAACACAGCAGTAGGTTATGGTGCAGGTGGTCAAGTCACAACAGGCGTAAACAACACCCTCATTGGTGGACTAGCTGGTGATGCCCTTTCTGATGCTGATTATAATGTGGCGATTGGTTCTGGTGCTTTAGGCAGTGACACTTTAGGAAGTAGAAGCGTAGCTATTGGCTATCAAGCCTTAGTTGCACAAAACTTTACTTCAGCCACTGAAACCTATAATACCGCTGTTGGTATGTTTGCAGGTGGCTCAGTAACCACAGGTCGATTTAATAACCTCATCGGTGGATTAGCAGGAGATGCTCTTACAGATGGTAGTGCTAACGTGGCTATCGGGTACGGCGCTTTAAGCTCAGACACTAGGGGGCAAAGCAGTGTTGCTATTGGTCATGCCGCCTTAGAATCACAGAACTTTACATCTAGTGCTGATTCATTCAACACAGCAGTTGGTAAGAGTGCAGGTAATCAAGTAACCACAGGCACAAGAGATACCCTCATTGGTGGTTTAGCTGGTGATGCTCTTACTACTGGAAGTTATAACGTAGCGGTTGGTTATACTTCATTGGGCGCAACGACAGAGGGTAACTCCAATGTAGCAGTAGGAGATGCCTCTTTAACTCAGAACATCACAGGTTCGGAAAACACAGCAGTGGGGCAAGGCGCTTTATCTAGTGCGACTGCATCTAAAAATACCGCTGTTGGTTCGCAGGCAGGAATAAATGTAACCTCAGGCACAGAAAACACACTCATAGGTGCATTAGCTGGTGATGCACTAACAGATGCAGACTATAATATAGTAGTAGGTACAGCCTCTTTAAGTACAGATACATTAGGTAGTCGGTCTATTGCGATTGGTTATAAGGCACTTGAAAAGCAAAACTTTACATCAGCAACAGATAGTTACAACACGGCAGTAGGACACGCCGCAGGTAATCAAGTAACCACAAGCATAAGAAATACCCTCATTGGCGGTCTTGCTGGTGATGCTCTTACTACAGGTCAAGAGAACACTGCACTTGGTTATTTTGCACTTAGTAGTGATACTTTAGGTAAAAAGTCTGTAGCGATTGGCGCAGGTGCATTAGGTCTACAAAACTTTACATCAACTACAGATGCTTACAACACAGCAGTTGGTTTTGATGCAGGTCTATCAGTAACCACAGGCAGAGAGAACACCCTCATTGGTGGTGAGGCTGGTGACTCATTAACGGACGCTGATTATAACGTGGCTATTGGTGTTTCAGCTTTAGGTGCTGATACAAAAGGTAGTAGAGCAATAGCTATTGGACATGGTGCTTTAGGCGCACAAAACTTTACGTCTGCTACTAATAATTATAACGTAGCTATAGGTTTTCAGGCAGGTAATGATGTAACCACAGGTATAAACAACACCATTATCGGCGGACTTGCAGGTGATGCACTCACTGACGCTGACCACAATGTTGCAATTGGTCAGAGTGCTTTAACGACTGATACTAAAGGAAGTAAAAATACAGCAGTCGGTCATTCGGCTCTTGAAGCTCAAAACTTTACTACATCTACAAGTAGTTACAACACAGCCATTGGGTCTGACTCTGCTAAAGCAATCACAACAGGCATACGGAATACAATAATTGGTAGTTCGGCAGGTGATTCTCTTACTGATGCTGATAAAAACGTAGTTGTAGGGTATGCCGCACTATCTGGCGATACTTTAGGTTCTAAATCTACAGCTATAGGTGATGGTGCTTTAGCTACACAAAACTTCACATCCGCTACAGATAGTTTCAACGTAGCTATTGGCGCAAGTGCTGGTTATAATGCAACCACAGGTAGATTTAATACTTTAATTGGTGCAAATGCGGGGGATGGACTTACATCATCAAACAGTAATACAGCCGTTGGCAAAGATGCTCTTGGTTCAGATACTCTAGGCGAGAACTCAGTTGCAATAGGTGAAAAAGCACTATTTACACAAAACTTTACTTCAAGTGTAGATAGCTTCAATACCGCCGTAGGTACTGGTGCAGGGTACGCAGTAACCACAGGTGACAGAAATACCTTAATTGGTATGCAAGCAGGTGATGCAATCACGACAGGATCAAACAACACCCTTGTTGGGAATGGGACTGAGACAAGTGCTGTCGGTGGTACTAGCCAAATTGTTTTGGGTAAAGCTACAATAGGTGTTGGAAATAGTACATTTACTTTTGGTAAAGATAATGGCTCTGATCGTGTTTATAATCAGTTTACCTCTAATGCCACTTTTACTAGGGTGTCGGATGAACGATATAAAAAAGAGATTCAGACCAACACTGATTGTGGTTTAGATTTTATTAACGATTTACGCACTGTAACATTTAAGTTTAGAGCAAAATCTGAAATACCTAATACCTTACCTGACTATGACGCAGAAAAAACAACCGCAGAGCATACGAATAAGTTGTACGGTTTAATTGCCCAAGAAGTTAAAGCGGCTTTAGATACACATAACATTACAGATTTTGGTGGTCACTCTGAAGAAGAAAATAGTGGAATACAAGGTGTAGCACAGTCTATGTTTGTCTACCCACTTATTAAAGCAGTACAAGAATTATCAGCAAAGAACGATGCACTAGAAGCACGTATCGCAACACTAGAAGGATAAAACAATGACAGATCGAACAGATGAACAAATCGCACAGGACTACTCAGCAATGCTTGGTAGTGTAAGCGTAATCACTAACGTCTTAGATGACGATAATGATTTTGGTAGCGACATGACTACCGATGAGAAAAAAGAACGTGTGGGACGTAGCATGGGCTACTTGGTTCACATGAAAACATTGAGCGATTGGGGAAGTGAAGATATGACTTCTGTTGATAGCGCAATAACTGCGGCTACTAATTTTATAGACGCATAAATTAACTTAACCATAGGAGACTACAATGGGAAAAAATGAAAAGACCCCAATTACAGTCAACGATAAAGAATACATTATTGAAGACATGACAGACGGGCAAAAAGCTTTGCTTAATCACGTTAATGATCTAGGGCGTAAAATGGACAATGCTCGATTTAACTTAGATCAACTTTCCGTGGGTCGTGACGCTTTTGTTGCACGTTTGGCTGACTCTCTGGAGAACCCAGAAGAAGCTGAAGCAGAAGAAGCGGAAGTTGTAAACTAATGCAAATGGACGCGCTTTGGAACTTCGCTTTAACCGCAGGATTTGGTTTTTTAATATGGTGGATTAAAGCCCACCATGAAGAACTAAAGCGCGTCACCATTTTGCTTAACAGAACTAGAGAAGAGTTGGCTAAAGAGTACGTCACTAAGGCTGACTCATCTCAAGTATTAGGTCAAATAATGAGTAAATTTGATCGTATTGAAGAAAAGCTAGACAGGCTGGTAGAAAGAAAATGATACGCTCACTTGTAATATTGTTCTTCTTTATTGCAGGTCTTACTATTGGTAATACTGTTTTTGCTGATGATGACGATACGATTAAGTCTGAAAGCACAGTAAGGTCGGATGGTACAATGGACACTACTATCAACAGTCCACCGCCCTCTGCAATTTCCCCACAGATCAGCGCAAGTAACTCTGACTTATGTACTGTCGGGGTTGCTGGTGCAGTACAAACACAAATACTTGGTATCTCTGCTGGTCGTACTGTTAGAGATATGAACTGTGAAAAGCTCAAAAATGCTAAAACCATGTACGATATGGGCATGAAGGTAGCTGCCGTATCTGTAATGTGTCAGGACGAAAGAGTGTTTGAAGCCATGCTCAACGCGGGGACGCCCTGTCCCAAGGATGGGTTGGTGGGCGACAAAGCTAGACTGGCATGGGAAATGGAAGCCGTAAAAGAAGAAATACAAAGAGATCAGAACAATCCTATGAGAAAGATGTTCAATGAAAACGTTGAAACAAAAACGGGTCTTAGTGTTATTATTAGCACTTTGGCCTTCTTACTCTTCTTGTGACCCTTATAGTTATGGGACAACAGGGAATGCCGCGTCTACAGCACTAAGCTGGAGCATGAGTTCTGTTTTGCCTGATATTCCGGGTATTGATATTAACGGCTTACTATACAAATACACAACAGTAAAAGACCCTGACGCTGATATGAAAGTGCATATTGGCAATAAGAATGTTGACGCAGATGGCTATATCTTTCGAAAAACAGACGATTGGTCAGGAGTTCCCGGAAACACTATTGTTAGATCGTTTCCCCTTTCGAACATTCCAGCTCCGCAATGGGGTGCGGGTTCGATTGATGTTGAAGGGGAAGGTTCGGTCAAAGATGCTATGGTTATATATAGTTATAGATTAGACGAATGTTATGATGAGCAATCTAACCCTGCATGTCCGGGATATGTCAAACCTATACCTGTAATACCTGTAGTTGAACTGTATGACGTACTAGAAGATGATGACGCTATGGCTGCTATAGACGCGGATACAGACTTTCAGTATGATGAAGATGGCAATCTGATACTTTCTGAAGAAGAGGAAGAGGAAGAAAATAGAATTGAGATGGGTCTAACAGCGTCTGCCAATGCACTGACCCTGTTTAAGACACAAGGACAAGATGATATTATCATGGCTATTAACCAACAAACAAACTTAGCTATGTACTATAACGCATCTATTAATGGCGGTGTGTATGCTGACGCCCCCGGTCTTGCTGATTCAGAGATAGCTGACAACAAGAAAGCCTTGCGTAACAATCTAGCACAACAGATTCTGCATGAGAAAATGGTCGATATGCAGTACAACAAATGAGGTTTAATATGAAGTATTTAATAGCAACACTTTCTCTCGTTGCACTGCCAGCTTTCGCAACTGTAAATATTACAGGGAGTGTAGAAGCCAAGTGCGTGATACAAACGGATAAATCTGGTGTGTATGGAAACCCTATTGCCAGTAAGTTAAGCACAACACCTGCGGATGGTGGTATATTACCTGTAATTAGAATTGATGTATCTATTGCAGATGCCTACACAGCTAACATAACGCACCCAACATCGTTTAGTTCTTCACCTACCTTAACAGATACATTGGTATGGACAGGTAGCACTACTGTAACAAAGATGTCTGCGTCAGGTATGTCTGCATATAATGGTGCTAAAGCAGTGGTAGGCAGCACATCTAAATTTAATCTTACCCTTGCAGGGTCGGCATGGTTCTCTACTGCATCCAGCGCAGTTTACGGTTCAGCAAAACCGTTTCCCGGTGGCACTTACACCGCAGTTGTACAGGCTACCTGTATTGCTAAGTAGGATAATCACGATAGGTACGTTAGTTACTTTTGGTGCGTCTGCGCACGAGATGACCCCAGCCTATCCAGAAGTAAAGATGTCCCACGTTAAAAACGTAGTTAAGGTAGAGATGTCTCTTTTTAATTCAAGAGAAGAGATACAGTATTATCAGGTTGATTTGTTTGATTTAAACTGGATGCCTATACCTTTTTCTACGCCATATAAAATTATGAAAGTTGACTATAAAGAACATAAATCTTTTGATGTCTACATAAGAAAGAGAGATTTACCCGAAGCAGTCTTTCTATGCACAACCTCAAAAGTAAGAAAGACTAATGTATCTAGGACACTTGTTTCTTCTACGATATGCTCAAGGCTAGATGGAGAACCTGCATGAGATTAGTAGTAGCTCTTTGTTTGTTATCTAGTTCTGTTGTAGCCGACAACAGCTCACTTTCTCTTGCTTTGCCCAACCCGCCCATGAACTATCAGTCGGATTCGTTTTCTACAGGTAATACGCGTTGCAGTAACGCTGTGGGTGGAGGTGTAAACCTAGAGTATGGCGTAACGGGTGTTCTTTCTGGATTGAATACAATGAATAAAGGTAAGGATATAGGTGTGTATGCTCGTATTGTTATACCGCTTGATAAACCAAAGGCTCGTATTAACTGTGATGATCTTTACCAGATAGAGTTAACACAGCGTCGTTTAGAGATACAAAAGTTACGAGACGAGCTAGAAGCACTGAAGAACTTACAAAATGCTGGCGGCGAGATGGAGTTTGAAAACTAATGGATACTACCAAGATAGCAGATAATATAGATGGGCTTGCAGATCGTGAGTTTAAGACAGGTGGCATGAAGTTGTCGTTTGGCTCTATCGTAGCTATATTTGCGTTCTTATCTACAGTTGTAGGTGGGCTATATGGTGGGTTTGTTATGTACCAAAAGATAGAAGAGGTCGCGGGGCTAGACCTAGGTGCTTACCAACAAGCGATGGATGTTATGGATGCAAAAGTCACGGGTATTGCGGAAAAGGTAGAAGAATCCGTAGAATATAGTCGTGACATTAAGAACGGATTACGTTCGGACATATTGAGCATTGAGAAGCAGACGGATCGTGTGGAGGACATGGTACGTGAATCTGAAGACAAAGTGCGTAAGATGATAGACAACGCAGAAGTTCGCTTTGAAAATCAACGAGAACGTGTTAGAGTTTCGCAAAGTGGCGATATGAAAGAACTTGAAGATAAGTTAATGGATAAACTACAAAGGGCGTTAGACAACCCCCTTGCTGATTAGGAGACTAATATGACTGAGTTTGAAAAAGCTGATGTAGACGGTAACGGTTCGATAGATCAAGCCGAATGGGATCGCATGGCGTTCGAAGATAAACGTTTAAAAATGCTAGATGACGATGCGCAAAGAGACGCTCAACGCAAGATGGCATGGTTCGCTTTGTTTGGTATGCTACTATACCCACTGTCTATAATTATTTGTAACTTGGCTAATCTTGATGAAGCCATGAACTCACTAGCTTCTATTGCTGGTGTGTATTTTGTTTCTGTAGCTGCTATCGTTGCCGCCTTCTATGGTAAGGAAGCCTACACAAAAGGAAAGGCGAATAACGAATGATGAGTCTTGTAAGCAATCTAGTAGGACCTGTTACTGGGCTATTAGACAAAGTTATTGAGGACAAAGATCAAAAGGCTAAGTTAGCCCATGAGATTGCTACGATGTCCGATAATCATGCCCAGCAGGCGCTAATGGGGCAATTAGAAATAAACAAAGCTGAAGCTGCATCAGGTTCTTTATTTAAAGGCGGATGGCGACCATTTATAGGTTGGGTGTGCGGTGTTGCTTTTGCTTATCATTTTGTATTGCAGCCACTAATTGTTTTTGGTGTAACTGCCGCTGGTGTTGATATACCTGCTTTGCCAGAGTTTGATATGGGCAGTTTGATGACTGTGATGATGGGAATGCTCGGTTTGGGCGGACTCCGCAGCTACGAGAAAAAACAAGGAATTACGAAATGAAAGAGAACTTTGATAAATGCTTAAAAATGCTTCTTGCTCACGAAGGAGGATTCGTAAATCATCCCAAAGATCCCGGAGGTATCACAAATTTGGGAGTTACCAAAAAAGTGTACGATGAGTGGACTGGTCGTGAGTCTACAGAGCAAGAAATGCGTGACTTAACACCCGAAGATGTGGCTCCTATATATAAAAAGAACTACTGGGATCGAGTCAAAGGAGATTCACTTCCATCTGGTTTGGACTGGGCCTGTTTCGATTGGGCCGTGAATTCCGGATCGGGTAGACCTGCAAAAGCTGTGCAACGTGCAGTTGGAGCTACGGCAGATGGGGCTATAGGGCCAGCTACGCTAGGGCTTATTATGGAAAAAGACCCTAAATTTATTATTGAGTATGTTCATGATGTAAGGCAAGATTTCTATAAAAGTTTAAAAACATTTGAAACGTTTGGACGTGGATGGACTCGTAGAAATAAAGAGACTTTGCATCAAGCTTTAGAGATGTTGTAATTTGTTCGGATTATTTTTAAAAAATTAATTAAAAAAACAATTGTTCGGTTTAAAGCTTACTCTAGCATAAGCCGAACTTTTGTGTATAATCCACCTAACAGGAGCTGCCGATGACGTTACAAAAACTTCAATTTCGCCCCGGTGCAAACCGCGAAACTACGTCTTATAGTAACGAAGGCGGTTGGTTCGACATGGACAAGGTTCGTTTTAGGTTTGGTTTTCCAGAAAAAATTGGAGGTTGGATAAAGCAATCTAGTAATGCTTTTCTTGGAACGTGTCGCGCTCTTCATCCTTGGCTTACTGTAGGTGGTACAAACTATCTTGGAGTTGGAACTCACCTAAAGTATTATATAAATCAAGGTGGAGCCTACAACGATATTACGCCTATTAGAGCAACAACTGCTGCTGGCGATGTGACATTTTCAGCTAATGCAACAACACTCAACGAAACTTTATCAGCTATAGACACAACAATAACTGTAGCTTCAGCTTCAGGATTTCCATCTTTTGGCATTATAAAAATAGATTCTGAACATATTACTTTTGCGGGTCTTAATGGAAACAACCTTATAGGTTGTGTTAGAGGTGCAGATGGTACTACAGCAACCACTCATTCGTCAGGTGCCGCTGTTACTATGTCTACTATAATAGTAACAGATACAAATCATGGCGCTTTAGTTAATGATTTTGTTACAATTTCTGGTGCAGCAAGTCTTGGAGGACTTATAACAGCCAACGTTCTTAACCAAGAGTATCAAATTACAGGCGTTATAAATGATGATAGCTATCAAATTGATGTTCGTGAAGTTTCTGATATTCAAAGTATTACTACTACAACTGGACTAAACCCAACTTATGTATTTTCCAATTCTTCAGATACTGGCAATGGCGGTGGTTCTGTTGTTGGCACTTATCAAATTAATACTGGCCTAGATACAACTATTGCTGGAAATGGTTGGAGTGCAGGTACTTACAGCCGTGGGACTTGGGGTTCAGGCGCAAACTTATCTGCTTCTGGTCAAACTCTTCGAATATGGTCACATGATAACTTTGGTGAAGACTTAATCATTAACGTTCGAGATGGAGATATATTCTATTGGGATAGCTCTACAAGCTCTGGAACTCCATTTTCAAGAGCTGTTGAGCTTGCTAGTTTAGCTGGATCAAATAAAGCGCCTATAATAGCAAAGCAAGTTCTCGTATCCGACAGAGACAGGCATGTAATTGCATTTGGTTGCGATTCCGAAACAAACCCCGGAGTACAAGACCCTCTACTAATTAGGTTTTCTGATCAAGAAAATATTCTTGAATGGCAATCACTTGTAACAAATACTGCTGGTGATTTGCGTATTGGCTCAGGTTCAAAAATTGTTACTGCTGTAGAGACAAGACAACAAGTTCTAGTATTTACTGACGTTTCTTTACACGCAATGCAATACTTAGGGCCGCCATTTACATTTGGAATTAACGCTATTTCTGAAAATATTACAATTGCAAGCCCACTTGCAGCTATTGCTGTTGAAGATAATGTATTCTGGATGGGTGCAGAAGAGTTCTATGTGTACGGCGGTGCCGTTCAAAGACTTCCATGCTCAGTAAGAGATTATGTGTTTTCAAACATTAATAACGATCAGATAGAAAAAGTTACCGCTTCCCTTAACTCTGCATTTTCTGAAGTAACTTGGTATTATCCTTCTGCTTCTAGCTCTGAAAATGACAGCTATGTAACATATAATTACGATCAAAAAATATGGTATTATGGAACTCTATCAAGAACTGTGTGGTTAGATCGCGGTGTAAACGCAGAACCTATAGCTGCTGGTGCAGATCATTATCTATATTTACACGAAATTGGCTTTGATGATGGAAGCACAAGCCCAGCTACAGCGATTTCATCATACATTGAAAGCAGTCAAATGGACTTAGGTGATGGTGAGCAGTTTGCGTTTATGCGTAGATTAATACCAGATATGACCTTTAGAAACTCTACAGCACCAGTACCAAGTGCCACTATGACGCTTAAAGTTAGGAATTTTCCCGGCGGAAACTATTTAGACTCTAATGCAAATACAATTACAAAAACAGCCAGTGTTCCCGTAGAGCAATTTACAGAACAGGTATTTGTTCGGCTTAGGGGCAGATCGTTTGCTTTTAGAATTGAAAGCGAAGATACTGGTGTAGCTTGGAGATTAGGCTCTCCAAGAGTAGACATTAGACCTGATGGGAGACGGTAATGTCTCGTAATTTAAACTTACCATTTTTTCCCATACCACCAGATGAGTATGACCAAAGATATTTTGCAGAAGTTTTACGTTCATACTCTACATACATGCAAAACATGCAAAATCCGGGTGAAGGGCGTAATACCTTTACAGTATTTACAAATTTGCAAACAGACGATTCAGGATTAGAAGTTGGAAGTGTCTTTGAACATAATGGGCAATTACGTGTTCCTGTAGGAAATATACCTTATGTTAGAGGTTCTTCTGCAACAGGACAAGTAGGAGAGGTAGCGGTGACTATATCATGAGCGATACAATTATTACAATGGATGACGGTTCAACATGGAAGCCGGCAACTAGCGTAGACGTAGTTTCTTGCGCAAATTGCGAAAATAAGGTAGACACACCTGAAGAGATTGCGTCTTATCCAGACGGTAACTGTCCAGATTGCGGTGAAAGCTGGACTGGAACAGAAGAAAGAAGCACAAATATTAAAGTTACGGCCCCTGAAGGAATTTCTGGGTCAACGCTCTAGTATTTTAAATAAATATTTGGTAACTTATATATATTAAGTATGAGGTTAGTATAATGCAGAACATGGCTAGATACGGTAGAAACGGCGATACTACTATGGGACACCTAACTCCGGGTGAAACAATTGTCCCTCAACAGGTACTCCAAAGTAACCCACAATTAGCTCGTGGCCTTGGTCGTGCGTTCAAAGATGTAGGTGCTGACCCTCGGAGATACGTTGTTGGATCAGGTCAAAACAGCATAAACCCCGTAACTGGTAAATCTGAATTCTTCTTAGGTAATTTAATTGGCGCTATCGTAGGAAACCCTGCAATATCAGGCGCGCTTGGTAATTTAGCATTAAGAAAGATACAAGGAAAAGATGTATCCCTTCGTGACGCTTTAATAGGTGGTGCCGCAGGTGCTGGTCTTGGAGCTTTATCAGGAGGTGGTACAGGAATATCATTTTTGGACAGCATGATGTCTGGAGGCGATGCTGATAAGGGCGGTGGAATAATGAACTTATTAACCGGCGGTGGAGCTTCTGGTCCAGATGATGCTATTAAGAATTTAGCTTCTAAAGCTGTAGTTTCTGAAAGCCCTGTAGCAAGAACAGAAGGTCTTTTAGGTATAGGTGAAATGTTTGGAACAGACCCTACTAAGGGAATTGGAAGATTTCTTAATACAAAAGCAGGTGAAAGCATAGCTTCTGGTATTGCAGCTCAGTTAATGGATAGTCTATTTAGTGAAGAAGAAGACCCTGATCCATATGGAAATATGGCTAGGTTTAATAGAGGCGCAGGTCAAGCACCTGTAACTTTAAGAAGACGCGCTCCGCGTCAACAGACAGACCTTTTATACGCCAATAAGGGCGGTGTAGCTCACTACCCTCGTAGAAATGGTGGTATAATGCCAAGCGAAGGCTCTGGAACTAAAGATGACGTACCTGCAATGCTAACTGCTGGCGAGTTTGTTATGACCCGTGATGCAGTTAAAGGAGCAGGAAACGGAAACTTACAAAGCGGTATAAATAAAATGTACGGCATGATGGATAACTTGGAAAGGAAAGCGTAATGGCTGATAGTGTAACAACCATACGGCAATTGCCAGCTTATATGCAGGAATACGATGAGGCGTTGCTTCAGCGTATTTTTGGCGCTCCTGATGATGAAGGCGTTTTGACAGGTGGGATTATAGATGATCCTGAGCTGTTTAATATTCCTGATTATGTTCAAGCAGGAAGAAACCCACTACAAGAATCCGTAGTTAATTCATTTGGAACTGAAGAACAACGTCAAGCATTTATGGATCGCTATCAGCCTTACTTTACTGACGAAAGTGGCATAGCAAGATACTTACCTCAAGCAAGCCAAGGCTTGGGAACTGGCGCGTCTACTATAGCTGATTCACTTGCTAATTACTTTCCAGAAGCTCAAGCATACTTACGTCAAGGCGCTGGTGGTATAGGTGCAAAGGGAATTTACGACACAGAGACAGCAGAGGCAAAAGCAAGAGCTGATCAATCTACACAATTATTTGATGCTCAACAGCGTGCAAATGATCTTTTAGCAGATTCCCGCAGTGCAATCAAAGGTGGTTTAGGTCAGTTTGATCCGTCATCTGTTGATAAATTTATGAACCCATACAAAGAGCAAGTTCTTGATACAACTTTAGCTAAAATAGACCGTCAAGCTGCACAAAGGCGTCAAGCTGATGCAGCGAACGCTATAAGTAAGGGCGCGTTTGGTGGTTCACGATCTGGTGTTCAAGCCGCAGAGACAGAAAGAGCCATTGAAGAAGCAAGGCAAGGAACTATAGCTAACGTAATGTCTCAAGGATATGATAAGTCTTTAGCTGGAGCGCAAGCCGCTTATGAAAATGCTGCAAAACGTGGTATAGCTGGCGGTCAACAACTTGGTTCTTTATCTACAAGTCAGCTTGGAGCAGAAGCTAAATCATTCGAAGGCGCTGAAGGCAGAATGCTAAAAGCCGCTGATATGTATCGTAGTATGGGTTTATCTAGCGCAGAAGCGCAAGCTCGTGCAGCAGAAGATGAACGCAAGCGCAACTTAGAAACTGGTAGATTGATGGGTGGCCTTGGTGCATCTACAGGTCAACTAGGCGGTGCGCAAGCTGACATAGGTAAAGCATACGGTCAATTAGCTGGAGCATCTGCTGATATTGGTCAAGTGTATGCTGGAATGGCACCTAAAGACTTAGGGTTTATGTACGAAGTAGGCGGAAAAGAACAACAATACGATCAGCAAGCTCAAGACTTCTATCGTCAAAATCAGTTGGCGACTACACAGCAGGCTTTAGCTCCTTATAGTTACGCTCAAAACTATTTAACTGGCGCTCCATCTGCGTCAATGTATAGTCAATACTCACAAGGTCCTTCGACTGCTCCTAATCCTTTCCTACAAGGTGTTGGTATGTATGCAACCTACCAAGGTGCGAATAGATAAAAAGGTAAATAATATGGCTGATCCAAGGCAAATATATCAAGACCCTCTAAAAGCTTATGGACTTGGATTGGGCGGAATTCGCTCAATGATAGGAAAGCAAAGAAGTCCTTTTGCTGAAGAAGGTCCATCTTCTACTGGAATTAAATCTGTAGAACAAGAATTTTCAGATGATCCTTTGTCTGGCTTAAATCGTGAAGAAGCGATTGATTACATTGAGTCTTTAGGAATTAATACTAAAAATCCATCAGGTGCTTTTGAGCAACTTGTTGACAGAGCAAACAAAAGACCTGAAGAAATATTTACTTCAGAGATACAAAGCTTACAGCCTGATGTTGCTGACTTTAGTGAATTTTCTAACTCATACTCAGACTTAATGTCTGCAATTCAACCAAACGCAACTTCAAAATCTCAAGAAGAACTTACAGAAGATGCTAATCGTATAGAAGAAATGCCGAACAATTCTACGGCTTTTGAAGAATCTGCACTTGATCAAATAGCTGCAACATTAGCTGAAGCTGAAAGTCCAAAAACTTCTAATGAAGTAAAAGATAAGAAAAATCCTTTTTATAGAGATATTATTTCATCTCCAGATGACTTTACATCAACAGGTCCAGATGATGGTCTTAGAGGTAATCAAATTGAAGTTGGTCAAAGTCAAATTGAAGAAGCTTCTATGGCTGCTATGAATGATTACATAAATGCAGTTAGAGGCTCTGGACCAGAAATTTCTCCAGTTCAAGATATTGATGATTATAAGAAAAAGTTTGCAGAAGCTACTGGTGTAGACATAAGTGGAAAAGTAGATAAAAGCCACGCTCTTATGACTTTTGGTTTAGCCTTAATGCAAAACAAAGCTGGCAAAGGGTTTAATGTAGGTAAAATGCTTACATCAGTTGGTAAAGCCGGTGAATCAGCGATGCCTGCTCTTGAAAAGGCTAGAGAACGTTCTCGTTTAGATGCTATAGCGGGCGGCAAATACGCTCTTGAAGCTCAAGCCGCTGATGAAACCAAAGCTCTTGCCGCTAAGGAAAAAGCGATGGAGCGTGCAAATTATTTTGTAGTTCCTAAATCTAATGATGTAAAAGGATTTTTAGCAGACTTATCTCAAGGTAAAGGTAAGTTAGAATCTTTAAGCAAATACGAGTTAGATAAACTTAGAAAAGACCCAGAGTTTTCTGAAAAATTTGATGTTCTTCCCGGTGCTACTTGGAGTTCTGTTGTAACGGAAGCCATGAAAACACCTGAAGCATCTGAGCTTTATTTAACTAAAAATCCTAACACAATTCCACTTTTTGAAGGAGCTGGAGATACACTATCAATAAGAACATTTAGCGCAGACCCGAACAAAAATCCGGGAGGCATGGCAATATTAGATGGCGATGGTAAAAATCATTATGAAGCTTTAGCTAGAATGGCCCGTGATAATCAAAAAGCTAAAGAACAGTTTATTGAACTTGGTATTTTAACTGACAAAAATCGAAATGTTTTTACTTATGGAGTGGACTCACTTAATTCTCTTGGTGCGGCTTTTGGAATAAAATTTGGTGAAAATATGCCAGAAACAGCAAGAATAAAAATGGTTTTAGAAAAGTTAGCTATGAAAAATGCTCCTAGTATTCTTGGAGAATCTGGAAAAACAATTTCTGATGGTGATCGTGAACGCGTAGAAAGAATTGTTGGAACACTTGATTCTTTTGGAGATATAAGAGTTGTTCGCAAAAAAGTAGAAGAACTGTTTAATGACATTGTTTTAAGCGCTGAAGCAGATATTAGGCAAGGATTGGCTACCTTAGATAGATATACTGGAAGAAAAATAGGTTCAGCTTTAAATGATGGTGAATTAGACGAAAATGAGAGAAAAGAGTATGAAGCTGACTTGATTTCTCTTGGTGTAAAACTTTAATAAAGGTTACAAAAATGGATGAGCGTTCAAGATTTACATTGCTTCAAGGTATAAAATCTGGATCATTTTCAGAAAGACAGGCGTACAATGCCTTACAGTCTATAAAAAACAATGATCCTAATGAAAAAGTAGCTGACTTAATAGGTTCGTTAGCTTTTTCAAGTTTAAATACAGGTAAAGATTTAAGTCAAATGGTTGATGATAGTCTTGGGCGTGATCGTGAGTCTTTTGACTATACATCTGGTGCTGATGGCAAGCTTCGTGCATTAATGTCATTTGGAGAGACTGATGGTGATCGTGAAGCAATATTAAAAAATATTGTTGGTGAAGATGGATATGTAAGAGATCAATCTGGTCGTTTAGCTTTAACTGAAGCAGGACAAAAAGCTCGTGGTATAGACCCAATTGGCAAAAACCTTATTATTGAAGATGAAGGATTTAGCTTTCGTGATCTTGCCGATTTAACAGGTATTCTTCCAGAAACTATAGGCTCTATTGGTGGTGCTATTGCTGGAGGTGGATTAACTTTTGGCATTGGTTCAATTGCTGGAGCTGGAGCAGGGGCGGCTGCGGGTCAAGCTGTAGAAGAAGCTATTGAGGCTTTGCTTGGCGTGCAAACTCAAAGTCTTGGTGAAGTGGCTACAGATGTAGCAATAGAAGGTGTTATTGGTGCTGGTGGTGAAGTTGCAGGAGCAGTTCTTGCGTCTATAGGTCGTGGCACTATTAATGCAGGAAAAAATATAGCTGGTCGTGTTGGCGGTTCGGCAACTGCAATGGATGAAGTTACAGAAGCAACTTTAAATCAAGCTGAAAGATTATATGGTAAGGGTTATGTTCAATCTATGGAGTCATTAGGCGCTCCAAGACCTATAGCGTATGGACAAAAATTTGCTGAAAATGCAACTAAAAATACTGCAAGAATGGACAAAAATTTATCAGTAGCTTTGGAAGAAAAAAAGTCTTTTATGTCAATGATAAATGGTGATCCTACTGAAGAATTAGGTAAAGCAGTCAAATGGTACTCTCCAAAACAATTTTCAAAATTAAAATCTAATGTAAAATCAGCTAACGACGAAGCGTTTAAAGCTATAGACACTGGTTTTAAACTTTTGGCTAAATCTTCTAATGATCGTATTGATTTAAATGCTAAAACTCTTGGCAGTATAGTTAAATCATTTAATGTTTTTGATGATGTATCAAGATCAAGTTATGGGGCTATTGATGATGCTTTAGCTCAAATTAAAGTTCCAGTAGAAATAAATGGAAAACAAGTAATGAAAGAAGGCGGTAAGTTAAAGCTTTTTGACACTCGCGGCCTTATGAATAAATTTGATGATATGATTGAAGATCACGGGACTTCTCTTTTAGAAGGCTCTGTAGGTCTTGCATACAACTCATTAAAAGAATTAACTGATCAAGGAGGTAAGGCAAGTTTTAGAAACCTTGTATCCCTTAGAAAGCACGTTAATGACAGTTTAATGTTTGGAGCTGGTACGCAAGGCACAAGGCAATTAAATAGCCTAAAGGGTCTTCTTGATAATATGCTAGATAAAGATGACATTTTAAGCAATCTTACTGGGCGTTTAAGCGAAGACGATTTAAATATATTAGGTCAAGCTGCAAAATTACGAAAATTAGCCAATGATGACTACAGAAAAGGTATTAGTCGTTTTGAAGACTTGTCTAATCTTGGAGTTATTCGATCTATACAAGACCTAAAAGCTTTTGGAGACACTAGCCCTCGTGCAATTTCTGATCAATTTTTTACTAAAGTTGTAAGGCCAGATTCTCCTGAGAGATTGCAAGCTGTCTTAAATGCTGTAGATAATCCAAAAGAACTTATGGAAGAATTATCAAGCAGCTATATAAATAGAGCTTTGTCAGATTCTAAATTTGATTCAATAAACCCTCAATCCTTTAATGGAAAAGTATTTTCAAATAACATTATGAAATTAGGAACAACTGGACCTAAATTGTTTGGCGGAAAATGGGGCGAAGTTAAAAAACTTGCAAAAGTTATGTCTCAAACTAGCATGAAAGACACGCTAAGTCTTGATGATGTTCAAAGAGTGATGAGCGCAGGTGGTTCAAAAGACCTTATTATTTCTTTAGAAAATGTTGTTAAGGCAAATAAAGAACAAGCTGAAGCTCTTACAACTAGCGTAATTAAAGATTTAAATAACCCGAACAAATCTGCAAGTTATGACGATGTGGTTAGGGCTTTAACAAAACCTTCATTGACCGAAAGTGAAACTCGTCAAATAATGAAGTTTTTTGATAATAACCCTCAAATGCAACAAAATATGAAAAACGTAGTTATAGAAGATGTTTTAAGCTCTGTTGACAGCAATGTATTTGAAAGCGCTGCAAACGCAAAATCTTTAAAACAAACTTTAGAAAAATACAAAGCTGGTTCTTTAAAGCAAATTTTAGGTGATGATACTTTTACAGCTATGAAGAATTTTGGAGATGACTTAGCTACTGTTGGAGATGTAAGCAAAGAAGGCTCCATAGCCGCAGGTGGTATGTGGGCGCAAATATTTTCTCATCCAGTTAATGTATTGGGGAGACTAGGTAAATTTAAAGTATTTGCTGGAATATTTAGCAGGCCAGAAACAGTTAAACTTTATATAGATATGAGAAGAGCTACACTTAATAACCCTCAAGCACGCGCCCAAGGAATGGCAAGTATTTTAAATAAAGCAATGCTAGACGAAGGTATAAATGTAAATTCTATGGCTGGTAAATTAGGAGGTGCGGCTCGTGGAACTGCTGCCTTAACTGGTCAACTTGGTAGAGCAAGTAAAAATGTATTACCTCGCGCATTGTTTAGGCAAGAAACTGATGCTTCTCCAAGCACAGGATTAACTTCTATTCCAGAAGTAAGTCAGCCTAATATGCCTAGAGTTTCAATACCAGAGGCTGCACCAAGAAGAATGCCTTCAAGACCTGCTGGAATAATTGATGTTCTTCGTTCTAATGTTAATCAAGAACTTAGAGATCGCGCAAGACAAAGCCCTGCGGCGGCAGCTACTCTGTTAGGTGGCTTAGGTAATGCTGATCTTCTTTAGTCTTCTATAACGGAGACTGAAGACAGACCACCTAGACCAACTGTTCCAAAACTATTTGGCACTTGTCGCTTGGTATTGACACGAGCATTAATTTGTTCGAATGTTTCATCTATCATACGCGCAAGTTGTCGCCCAATAGCGCGATCTTCGCTTTCAGCAATGATAACCAGTTTATCGTATGCTTCAATAGAAACACCTACGGACTTATATTTTCCGGGGTTTGGCATGGAGGTTCCTTCCCATAAATGACTTTCCCTAATGTATATAATCCCAAGCGGCGTGGGTCAAGACCCAAATATGGAAATAAAAAAGTTACCATACAAGGTATTAAGTTTGATTCCAAATGGGAAGGTGAGCGATACCTTTACTTAAAGTCATTAGAACGCGCAGGAACTATAAGAGATTTAGAGTTGCAGGTTCGATTTAACTTGATGGTTAATGACCAAAAGATATGTGCCTACATTGCTGATTTCTGCTACGAGCGAGAAGACAAAGACGGTGTATGGCATTACATTGTTGATGACGCTAAAGGCGTTGAGACGCCAGAATTTAAGCTGAAAAAAAAGCTTATGAAAGCCTGTTTAGGTATAGATATTCTATTGTCGAAAAAAGGGGGCGCTAAACCCCCTCCTGTTTAATATTATTTCATTATAGTAAAATCGTGCGATACAGGTATGCCAATTCCATCATAAAAATCATCGTCTGACTCTAGGTCGAAAAAGCCCCCTGCAATTTCTTCTTTTATATACTTAACAGCCGAAACAATTGATTTATCCCCATAGCCTACACAAGATAATCCAGAAGACATAAATCCTTTACCTTTTGGAGCGTAAAACACGACGCTCCAATGATTGCCAATTCTGACATCTGGATAAGTGTAAGCATTATAAGCTTCAATTATTACGCCGTGAGGATCGCAAATTTCTTTAAGTTTATTTATTGTTTTCATTTTAATGTCCTGTATTTGATAATCCCACTATATACCATATAGTATGGGATGTCAATACTCAACATAAAAAAAATTATGTTTAAAAAAGTTCTTGACACGAACCCATGCTATATGCTTATAGTTGGGACTCTAGTAACAAGCAGAAAGGATTCGACATGCAAAGTCGTGAATTATTCGAACTCCGAGATGAACTAAAGGCAGCTATAGATAAGTTGCGTGGTGATTTGAAGGACGTTGAGCAAGATTTAAAAGACACTTACTTATCTCGCGCTACAGCCGCATTAAACGCTGAAGGCAAAGATTTTGGCACTACAAGTATAGTAGATGGCAATCGTAAGATAAAAGCAGTTGTCACTAAAAAAGTATCTTGGGATCAAGATTCGTTGCGTGAGGCATTAGGCACTTTGTCTGATGAAGACGCAAGGCACTATGGTAAGCTGACCTTTGCCGTAGAAGAGCGTAAATTTACAAACGCTCCACCTGCAATCAGAAGCGTTCTTGAAGAATGCCGCACAACAGAAGTTGGTCGCTTCACAGTAGAATTGGATACATAATATGGCTTTACAAATTATTACAGCCGATCAGAGACTTGCCGAAAAGAAGGGTCACAAGATCGTAGTATGTGGTGCAAGCGGTGTAGGTAAAACTACACTTGCTCGTACACTTAATCCTAACACAACATTGTTTATGGATTTAGAAGCAGGGGATGCAGCTATTGAAGGTTGCGCTATTGATGTTGTTCGTCCGCGAACTTGGGCAGAATGTCGTGATTTAGCGTGTTTCTTAGGTGGTCCTAACCCATCATTGGCAGAAGATCAGCCTTACAGCGAATCACATTATAACTATGTTGAGCAGATGTATGGCGATGGCGCTGACGTTTGGCAGAAGTATGACACTCTATTTGTAGATTCGATTACTGTTGCAGGTCGTCTTTGTTTTCAATGGTGTTTGCAACAACCAGAAGTCAGATCAGAACGTTCTGGTAAATTAGATACACGAGCCGCGTATGGTTTACATGGTCGTGAAATGATGTCTTGGCTTACTCACATACAGCACATTCGCTCTAAGAACGTTGTGTTTGTAGGTATTCTTGATGAAGTCACAGATGATTACGGAAGAAAACAGTACCATCTTCAAATTGAAGGTAGTAAAACTGGAAGAGAATTGCCCGGAATTGTTGACGAAGTTATCACTATGTCTATCTTGACAGGTGATCATGGACAGTATCGTGCATTTGTATGTCAGCCTTTAAATGAATGGGGCTATCCTGCAAAGGATCGCTCTGGTAGGCTTGATGTAATTGAAGAGCCACACTTAGGAAAACTCATGGATAAAATGAGTAGCGGTGGTCACAAAACTGACAAAGAATTAATCTTTGTTGATCCAACAACACAAAACTCTAGCGAAGGAGAAGCATAATGCTTAATTTAAATAACGTTCCACAAGACGAAAACCCACAAAACCAAGAATTCACACTTATCCCAAAAGGAGCAGTGGTTCGTGCGATTGTATTAGTACAGCCGGGCGACATTGAAATCCCTGAGTTTGGACAAGGGGCTTGGTTTAAAAAGTCTGCAAGTACATCTGCAAAGTGGATGAACCTTGAATTTACTATTATCGGTGGCGAGTATGACCGCAGAAAGTTTTGGCACAGCGTATTCGTTGATGGCGATAAGCTAGGTCAAAGTGGTATGCCATTGGCAAAAGAAATTGGTTTGCGCACATTAAAGAGTATTGTTGAGAGCGCGAGAGGTATCTTACCATCTGATATGACACCACAAGCACAGCAAAACCGAAACATTACAGGTATGGCAGACTTGAATACATTGGAAATTTGTGCGAAAATCGGTATCAAGAAGGGTACTAATGGTTACGCCGATAGCAATCAGCTTATGGCGGCACTAACACCCGATAACAGAGAGTTCTTTACTCAAGGAGTGGCACAGCAGGGTTCAGCGCCTGTTGCCAACACAGCACCACAAGCGGCAAGTCCGCAACCAACTGGTGCAGTACCTTCTTGGGCGCAAAGTTAATCTAGTGGCAGGGTCTATCTGCACCCGCTAGAACACGGACAGGGGGGCCGTGCGCCACAATCCCCCCAACTATTCTAGCAAATAGGTTTATTATGATATTACGTCCTTACCAAGAGGTAGCCGTTTCTGACGCGTGTAACGCATTAGACAAACACGGTAATACCCTAATCGTCGCTCCTACAGGAGCAGGCAAAACAATTATGCTTTCTGCTTTGGTTGGTAAGAGACATGAAAAAGGCAGAAGAATTTTAGTAATACAGCATCGTGACGAACTCGTTTCGCAAAACAAAGCGAAATTTGAGAAGGTCAATCCGTATATTACAACAAGCATTGTTAATGGCACCGTTAAACATTGGGATGGCGAAGCCGTGTTCTCAATGGTTCAAACAATGTCGAGGGACAGAAACCTTACGAGATCGCCCAATGTTTGATATGGTTGTAGTTGATGAAGGCCACCATGCAGCCGCACCAACTTACATGAAAGTTATTAACGCTGTTCTTGAAGACAATGACAGCGCAGAGATCGTGGGCTTTACAGCTACGCCAAACCGTGGCGATGGCAAAGGTTTGCGGTCTGTATTCAATAATTGCGCACATCAGATTGAATTAGCAACTTTAATTCGTGAAGGATTTTTAGTGCGTCCTAAATCATTCGTGATTGATCTTGGCGTTGGTGAGCAACTTGATAACGTAACTAAGCGCGGCAAAGAATACGATATGGAAGAAGTTGCGGCTATCATGGATCGACAGGTGATTAATGATAGGATTGTATCTGAGTGGAAAGCAAAAGCATCTGGAAGAAAAACTGTTGTGTTTTGCTCTACAGTTTCACATGCCGAACATGTTTGCGATTCTTTTGTAAACTCTGGAATAAAGGCAAACTTTGTTACTGGAGAGACAGACAAAGACGAACGCGCACAGATGCTACATGATTTGGAGTTTGGCGACTTACAAGTAATCGTAAACGTTGCCGTGCTGACAGAAGGGTTTGATGCCCCACCAGTATCTTGCGTTATCTTAACTAGGCCATGCTCGCAAAAAGGCACAATGGTTCAGATGATAGGCAGGGGTCTAAGAATACTTGATCCAGAGCTATATCCAAATATTGTTAAAACAGACTGTATTGTTATGGATTTTGGAACATCTATCATTACGCATGGTGGGTTGGACGAAACAGCTAACTTAGATGGCGCGCACAAGACTGAGGGCGGTGAAGCACCTACCAAGATATGTCCTGATTGCGGAAGTGAAGTATCTGCAAATACGCGCATATGTCCTATCTGTGAGCATGAGTTCCAGAAAAAAGTTAAAGAAGCATTAGATAGCTTTGTTATGACTGAGTATGACTTGATGAAGTTGTCTCCGTTTATGTGGATTGATCCATTTGGTAACGGAAACGCTATGATGGCTATGGGCTTCAGTGGGTTTACTTTGGTGGGTAATATCGGAGAATACTGGATAGCTATCGTGAAGGCGCAGAATGGGCGTCCTAGAGTGGTTTCTATCGGTGAGAAGGTACAAGCGATGGCGGCAGGCGACGATTTCCTTCGTGAGATCGAAGACAGCAACGCGGCTAATAAAACTAAGCGTTGGTTAAACCAAGCAGCTACTGACAAACAGAAAGAACATTTACGCAAAAATGGCGTACAAATCAGTGCGATTGATTTCTCTTGGACAAAGTATAAGGCAGGTTGTTGCTTAGGGTACTATTGGAACAAGCAAAAGATTGATAAGATAATTTCAGAACAAGTTAAAAAATTAACAGGGACTGAATAGATGCCGAGATTTGAAATGTATCTTATGCTTGCTGAAAAAGAAGACGATAAAGTTGAAACTTGTGAATACGAAATGATTTGTTGGGTTAAAGACTCAAGCAATATTGAAGAAATAAAAGCTTCTGCGAATGAAAAAATCAACGATCACATTGAAGAGGCCAAGAGTATTGTCCTGTTTGGTACCGCAAGTATCAGAGTTAAAGGTGAAGAAGTTATAAACATTGGGTTTAGAAACAGCGAAATAAATCCTGATGACATTGATGATGTCATAGATTTGTTCGACTTAAATGAGGAGACAGTACATTGACAGCAGCAAGTAATGCACCAACAGCACTACCGCCAATGAAAGAGTTGGCGTTCGTATTAGGTAAGTATGGTTGGGATAAGAGGTTTTGTGACCTCACAGAAGAAGAAGTACAAACACTAATATTTGCAATACAGGAATCAACACCGCTAACTAAGGAGATAAACATTGGGAAACTCGAAGAAATCTACTATAAGTCAACAGGCGCTTGGCCTTCTACTTCAATCCCATTCTAATGAAAATCCTGTAGCAGATAGTATTACTAAGGTCGTAGATGATGCGATTGTTGCGAATGAAGAAAAAAGGGAGAGACGCAAGTATATCGGTGCGTCAAGCATTGGTGATGAATGTCAGCGTAAAATACAATATCGTTATTTAAACTACACGATTGATGCGGACAAAGCATTTAGCGCAAGAACTTTGCGTATCTTTCAGTTCGGTCATGAGATAGAAGAATATGCGTCAAAATGGTTGCGAGATGCAGGATTTGATTTGCGTACAGAACACAAAGATGGAAAGCAGTTTGGGTTTTCTATAGCGGATGGAGAGATTCGCGGTCATATAGATGGCGTAATTTGTGATGGTCCTGTTGAAATGGGCTACCCTGCTCTTTGGGAATGTAAGTCAGCAAATGATAATAAATTTAAGGCGTTTGTTCGTCATGGTGTAGCTAAGGCAAATCCAGTGTATGCTACTCAACTTGCACTATACCAGACTTATATGGAGCTTTATGAGCATCCTGCTTTGTTTACTGTTATTAATAAAAACACGTCTGAAATATACTATGAGCTTGTACCTTACAATAAGAAGTTGGCTCAAGAGGCAAGCGACAAGGCAGTGAATATCTTGACTGCGGCAAAAGCAGGTGACATTCTACCTCGTATTGCTCACACCAAAGATTTCTTTCTTTGTAAGTTTTGTGAGTTTAGGGAAACTTGTTGGGGAGCAGATCAATGAATATACTGAGCGTTGGCAAGTCACCTAAAGATGTAGCCGAGCGTATTTCGAGAGAAGTGCCTCGTAGCGTACAGCTACAAACATTGATAGATACATACCCAGAAGGCGTTCAAAGGGGCAAAGAGTTTTATATTGGATCGCTTCGTGGTGAGGCAGGAAAGTCTATGGTTATCAACATAGATATGCAAAGTCCTTGGTTCTTAAACGGAAAAGATTTCGAATCAGGTGAAGGTGTCGGGGGCATATGCAAGATATTCAAAGAAGGTCGCGGCTATACATTGGCTGAATGCGTTGAATACTTTAAGGAATACATAAGCCCAGACTATGTTGCCCCGCCAGAAAACATTGTTAAGCCGAACAATCCGTCAAACTTTGCAGTTACAACTGCGCAGCAGGGATTTCCACAGCAACAAAAGAGCATGAGCATCAACTCAAGCACAGATTTTGAAGATGAATACAACTATACCGACGAAAATGGCATAGTTATTGTATCAGTTCGTAAGTATTTTGAGAAAAACGCACAAGGTGAACTGATACTCGACGCATCTGGTAAGCCTAAAAAGCAGTTTCGTCAGTTTATGGAAGGTCGCCAAGGCATTCCAGAACCTAGACCTTTATACAATATCCCGAACATTTTGGATTCAGACAAAGTTATTTGGGTTGAAGGCGAGAAATGCGCTGATGCACTTACGTCTCTTGGGTATGTAGCAACTTGCACAATTGGCGGTGCTGGCATGTTGTCAGAAAACACAGCATATAAGTTTGATTTCACGCCGCTAAAAGGAAAAGAGCTGATATTGTGGCCTGATAATGACGCCGCAGGCAAGAAGCTTGCTTCTATTGTTGAAGCTCAAGCTAAAGAAGCAGGCGTAAAGTCTACAATAATTCTTAAAATACCTACCACTAAGTCTGAAAAGTGGGATGCCGCTGATGCCGTGGAAGAAAACTTTAACATTGAGAAGATGCTCAAGAAGAACGAGAGAAGTGTAAAGAAACCAATTAACTTACTTGATGAAAGCCTGTTAGTTGACCAATACTTTGTCGGGTCAGTGCCTGAGCAAAAGTTTCTTATTGGTGATACAATACCTCTTGGAGTTCCGTGTGTATTTGCGGCGGCAGGAGATAGCGGTAAGGGCATGATGACACTTGATTTGGCTATGAAGGTTGCGTCAGGTACATCTATGCAGTCTGCTTTTGGTGGCCTCGTAGCAGAACACGGCGATGTCATATTAATTACAGCAGAAGATGACAAAGACGAAATGCACAGACGTATTTCGCGCCTTGACCCTCAAAGGCATAGAGAAGTCTACAGCCATAAGTTGCGTGTGCTTCCATTGCCAAACCTTGGTGGTGTGTTTCCTATCATGCAGAAGTTCGACAATACATATTTGATGGGCGAAGAGTTCTCGCGGATTTATGATCAGATGCTAGAGATGGAAACATTAAAGCTAATCGTAATTGACCCTATGGCCTCGTTTGTTCACGCAGATGTAAACGCCGATCCGGCGGCAGGAGCTGCATTCATGAGTTTACTTGCACAGATGGCTACTGAAACTGGTGCTACTGTTATGGTTAATCACCATATGGCAAAGATCAAAGACAACGATCCAGTTACAACACCAGAACAAGCGCGTAGTCTTATTCGGGGTACTTCTGCTATTGTTGATGGCGTTCGGTCTGCATTTGCGGTCTGGTCTGTAGATGAAGGTACAGGAAAACAACGCTGTCGTGATCTTAATGTAGAATATACGCGTAATGGTGTGTTTGATGGAGCTGTCGTTAAGTCAAATGGTCCTGCAAATAGAGATATTAGGCATTTTATCCGTAATCCTAACACTGGCCTACTCGAAGATAGGTCACAAGATGTCCGATCTATAACGATGTCACAATCTGTTCGGGATAGACTATCGCATATTGTTGAGTTTGTTAGAATTAGAGAATTAGATGGTCGTGCTGTTACACATGGTGGTGTCAATAGTGGTATATTCCATGCTATTCGTGAGTCGGAAGCTATTGAGCCTTGCGTTGTCTATTTGCAAGGCGCAGGCGGTCAAACAACTATCAAAAAAGCCGTTACTGAAGCTCTCGCTATGGGAATGATACGAAAGTATGCACTATCAACAGGTGGGGAAGAAAAGTGGCTTGGTGCTATGGATGGATCACTCGCTAGAGGTGAGTATGAGCGTCAAACAGGTCGAGATAACATTTGACAATCGTGGGAAATTATGGCAATAATCCCATCTTTAAGGAGAAATAAAATGATTCACATTTTTAAAGATAAGAAACCCACATTGGAAGAGGCGCAGTCTCTTGTAGATGGGTATGTTGAAATGGTTCGTTCACCTATTCATGAAGATATTCAAATCCTCGTTAATGAAGAAGGGTTATTGAAAGGACTAGACTATAATAAGGAAGCATCTGAAACTTATGGAACGGGCATTGTAGGCAATGCAGTTGTTCTTAAAGGCGATGCTAGGTGGGACTAATGGATAAAATTCCACAAAAAGTTGTTGATAAGTATCAAGATGTCTATAAGCAGCTTTGGGAAATTCAAATGAAGAAAGATCGCAAAGCTAACCCAAAGCTTGATTCAATATCGCCTAACTATAAAAAAAGAAGAGCATCGTTTCACATCGTTAAAGATGAAATCAGTGAAAAAGAGCCGAAAGCCCTTACAAAGCAAGCAACTACAATAAATATGCTGTTGCTTCGGGGCTTCGGGATTAAAGAAATATCAGCAGTTATACATACTTCTGAAAAAGCAATCGTAAAGATTAAAGATAAATACGAGCTGCCTAGAGAAAATTAACGCGCTACGCCAAACGGGCCTTGCTGCATTCCATAACCTGAGAAATTGTTCGAGTTACCATACTGCTGCGGCTGGTACGGGTTCGACATCGGGGCAAAACTACTCTGACCACCATAACTCTGACTCATTCCGTATCCGCCGTATTGTTGCGGCTGGGGATAAGGCTGTTGATAAGGACTTTGCTGGTATCCGCCACCCATCATTCCGTATTGCTGGTAAGGTGATTGCATTGGCTGCTGTCCGTAACCCGAATAATTCATAGGCTGCTGCATTCCATAATTCTGCTGCGGGCGCTGCATACCATAACCCGAATAATTCATCATTGGCTGCGGGCGCTGCATACCTCCATATCCTGAATAATTCATGGGCCGCTGCATTCCACCATAACCCGAATAATTCATTGGCTGCTGGGGCCTGAACATTCCGAATCCACCCATAATACCTTGAGGTCTTTGCGGAGGTCTTTGAGGAAATCCACCAAACATTCCCATGCCTGTAGGTCTTTGACCACCAATACCCATACCCATGTTCGGGTTACTATACTGCTGAGTCGCTTGGTACGTTTGATTTGCACCATAACTTCCTACTAGATTTTTTTGAGCTTGAGTTAATCCGCCCATAAACTCATCAAAAGCAGATTGATCAAACTTGGGTCCAGTATAATTAGGGTTCATTGGATTGTTTGGAAGATGCGAACCACTGTGTGGTGGCCTCATCGGTCTACCCATAATTCCTTGACCGCCAGAAGCATCTGCAAAAGAAGGGCTTCCAAGAGGTCTTGTAAAACTAGGTTGAGGTCTGTTAGTAAGTGAAACACTCATATCAGGTTTAACACCATAACCTTCATTTGCAACAAAATTTTGCCCACCTTCAAGATAACCTGTATTTCCTACACGATTTAAATAAGATTCATATATTTCATCTTGTCGTCCACCAATGCTTCCTGATCCTTGCTTTCCAAAATAGGGACTAAAACGTACATCCCTTGTACCTGCGCCACCACCTGCTCTTTTAAAATGTTCAAATTCAGGAGAGTCAAAAAATCCTTGGTCTATGTTTGAATACTTATCCTTCATTCCTTGAAGATTTTGATCAGATTTATAATTTTCTAGCTGACCATAAGTAAAATTTTCACCTAATGATTCTTTCTGAGCATTATAGGCATCTAATCGTTTTTGATAATTGTCTTGCCTTCTTTTATCTGCCGCACCTACGTTAAGAGAATTTGTTTTATCAACGTTGCCGTTTATATCTACGGCATAAGCCATTTCCCCCCCACTAGAGTCAGTGTATATTGTTGTAGGATCGTATTTTAACTTACTTTCAATAGGAGCAGAAACAATTTCATCTAGTCGATCTGAATACATACCCTTTAGTGGTTCTAAAACGCTAGTATAGTCTTTAAAAGTCTGTTGTGGGCCTCTTGGATCATTAAATATAGAATTAGGTCTAGGTTGCATAATTCCAGACGAAAAACTAGGCTGTCTAAACGGCATTGACCTAATTGATTTTGCGTAAGGTGAGGCTACCATGTATAATCTCCGAGTGAACTTGTTCGGGTTATACCATTTATTTAGTTTTCGATCAATAATTGATTGACTGTGAATTTGTGTTGTTTATAAAAGCACGGCAAGGCGGTTAAATTTAATCAGATTTAAACGGGCAAAGTTAATATCAGATCAGAACTTAGATAAATTCGCTACCAAATGCGCTAACATTTAAACGAATTCATCGCCGCCTTGCGCGACTATTTTCCTAAATTAATAGGTCTTAGTTTTGGCATAAGAGTGCTAGACGATACCCTGTCTGTCTCAATACATTGACCCATACTATCCATATCCTCATATGGTTTGTACGCTTCTGGCAGTGCATTTCCACACTCATATGCGTTTCTATACAAAGTTTTCTTTTGAACTTCCGTGCCTTCTATTACATATGTCAGCACAAGCATTGTGTAAAAAGTCATAACGCTTCCTCATGTTTTTCAAACTTGCCGTTGGCATCAATTTTCGGGATTGTAGTACGCTTTCTCTTTCCCGCAATCTCACCGCCACAAGCCATATATCCTGCGCCATCGACCCAATTGTCGGGGTGTTCGGGATTTGACCTAATCCGCGCTACTTTTAATAGCGTCATCATAACTCCAACTTCATGCGGTTTAATTCTAATGTCTAAATAAACCGACCAAAAGTCTGCGATCATTTCAAAGTTATCTTCCATGTCGCCATGATCAGACGCTCTGTCTTTGGTCACATATTGTTTTGCTGTTTCAAGAATTTCTGCTCTGTTAGTCATTTTTAATATCCAGTCGTTTCATCCAATTTACTAAAACCTGATAGCTCTTTAACCCGAGCAAGTCTGCGGCTTCGTGTAATGTCGGGACTTTATTTAAAGCTCTATTAACATAGTCACGCTTCAAATTATCAACCGCTGCGGTAACATCAAAGTCCTCTTCGAACTTATCTAAAGGCAAGTAACCCTCAACATCGGACTTCAATGCCTCTAAGTCAGATTGCGTTTTAATACCATTTAAGCGGTCAAGAATGTATCTGAAAGTTGGTCTTTCCATATTACTTGTCCTCTTCCAACTTAACAACAAGATCACGCTTAAACCTTACAGCCTCAGCCTTCGGGTCTTTCGCGTGAATAATATCGTTAAGACGCACAAGGACATCTTTAATGTCCATGCGCTCCCCTTTTAAATTCCATTTTGCCATTACCAGTCCTTCCCAAATACTTTTGCGAAAACTTCATTAAGCATACGTTCAAGCTCTATGTCTTTTTTCATTGGTCTTCCTTTTTCTTTTCAACTGAAATTAAAAACTTTACATGAACAAAACCGCCCTGCATCGAGCTAATTGTGTAATGATTTGGGCAAGTCTTTAACCAAGTTAAAAACTCCTCTAAATTTTCTACTTGCGCATTACTCATTAGTAATCTCCCTCTAATACTGGTTCCAAGGCATCAAATTGCTCCTGCGCCCATTCGGGAACGCCGTTCTCCTCGTCATGAAGGTCTAAAACGCTTTGCGCGATAAAATATACAGCTTTAGCCGTTTGATCTTCAAAAGTGCCTGTATCGCGATCAAGACGTAAAACACGAATAGACGTGCAGTCCTTGCAATGATCATACGCCATGTGGCAAGCATCTTTAAAATTTTCGGGCAGCTCCTCAGCATGGGCTAAGTTGTTGTAAAACTTCTTTTCCGTGCCGTGCATGAAGTGACCTGATGAAGTGATAAGCCATTGAAATGATTGTGTCATCTTATTACCTTTCTTTGCTAGACCTAATACATAACATTTCTTATGTTCGGGGTCAAGGGCATATATAAGAAAATTTATGTTCGGGATAAAAAAACCCCGACTTTGCAGTGCGAAACCTAGCCAGTCGGGGTCAGTAAGAGCAGTGTAATCAATACAGGTAAGGTTAAACTGATTACAATAATTTTAGGATAGATGTAAAAACCACGGGTGTCAATAACACAGCAATTGGGGCAAGGTGTTTCAATCATCACATTGCCTGTAACAACTGGCGCGCATAACACAGCAGTAGGTTTTATAACCCGATGATTTGTTCGGCTTATGTATATAAAAAAAGGCGGGAGATCCGCCTGATTTTTTGTTATTTTAACCCGAATAATTTCTTTAAGAACTTCCGCAGCCTTGGAAACCATTTGCTCGGTTTAATGTCCTCTTCCATCTGGCCTAACAAATCTGTTAGTTGTTCAAAGCTTCCCTTTTCGTCTGGCTCACCGAATTCAATTTCACCCTTGGCAAACGCTGTATCTACAACTTCGCGAAATGTTGGCTCTTTGCCGTAAGGGATTTGCTTGTTTTGAATTCTATTCATAACCCCAGAAGGCGTGCGGTCTAACGCTCTAGCAATTTCTTTCGTTGGCGTCTTAGCCTCACGCATAAGAACTAGCTCTGCATCATCTGCGGCAGTCCAAGGTTTATTATTTTTCTTTGTTTTAGTCATTTTGTATGCTTCCTTTTCAATTTCAGTAAGTGCGCGCTTCAAACTACGTTTAACGCGTTTTGATCTACTAGGCAAAACAAGGGCATCTAAGCCCTCGATCAGCCATGAAATTTCCATAGCGGTCATAGAAACCTTAATAGCGGGAATTAAATGAACTTTCCCGCTAGTGTCGGTTTGCTGTAATTGGGTTTTCTAATTCGCTCATGCGGCTTGCTCCTTTGCGTCTGCTCTCGCTCGGCGTAAATGCCAATCGTCAAGGCCAAAATCTTTGTAACCTTCCTCAATCATACGATAATAATGCTCACTAGGTAAACTGGTGCGCGATTGATCAACCATTTCGTAAATAATCCATGCGCCGTTTAGTTTGCGCCTATTGTAAAAATGCGGGTAGCCCTCAAGTCTATCTAAAGAACGTAAGCAATCGGGCGTAATTTCCCACAGTACAACAGGTAAAACGCTTTCAACGTCTGGAACAAAGTCAGCAACGCCGCGAAATACTAGCCGATGATCTGGCAAGTAAAATGCGCCCATTGGTTTTGCTTGTGGACACCGAACCGCCATAGATTCGCGGTTGGTATTCATTCCGTATGCCATATAAAACATTATGCACTTTCCTTCCATAAAGTTAAAGCATCGGAAAAATCCATATCATTTAAGATACGCCTAGTTTGCCCAGAATGCTTATTAGTTACCCATTCACCCTTGGTTACAGTTGGGTGAAATTTAGTTTGATAAATTCCTTCCTTGCCTTTGATTTGCATTAAAACATAAGACTTTAAATTACGCTTTAATTCCTTCTCAGAAAGCCAATTGTTGACCTGATCACTGCACCAAGACTCCAAAGATTGATCCAAGCTATCATGGATCATAACGCCATTTGCGCCCTCGTAACTAAAAGGTGAAGGCGGTAAAGATTTAAAATGATCGTTAATCTCATTCATCTTAGTACGATAATCACCCTTGAACTTCGGGTGTGGATAGTCTCTATCACAACCGCCGTGACCATCATTGCTCACAACAGCAACAGGCTTGCCATCTACATATAAAGACGCCTGATAACAATGCGTTTCTTGGCTCGCCCACTCAGTGCGCTTAATATTTTTAAGTTTAAGTAACATTACGCGGCTCCTAGTGCTTCTGCAATTTCATCAATTGATTTGGTTGTAGTTAATTTGGGCGCTTTGCTTGTTACTGTGAAATCATAAACAGGCTTTGCGTCTACAAATACCATGCCATCTTTTGTGTGACCGCCAATAAATTGACCATCCCAATTAAGACGTTCAGCAAGCAACTTCGCCGCTACAACATAATTTTCCTCAGCATTTAACGCGTGATCATAACTCATGATAATACTTGCATAATTGCCAGAATGTGTAACCTTAATTCTTGAACATCTTTTTTCAGTTGGTCCAATATATTTTGTTGTAATCGTCTGCATTTTATATACTCCGTTTGCTAGAATATCCCATATATACCCACTATATGCGCCGTGGTCAAGCAAAAACATAAGAAAAGTTATGCATTGATTTTAAACGATTTTCTACGTCAACTTTTTTTACGTCAAAACCTGACGCAGTTGATGTTGACGCAGAGTTTTGTTTGTTTTCAATGGTTTAGGTAGTTTACGTCAGTTGCGTCAGTTTTGCGTTTTGACGCAGAATATTGTTTAAAATCAATGGGTTATTTTACGTCAACCGCGTCACCCCCCTTATAGGGGGGGTTATATAACCAACCCCCCTGATGTGATTTGTGATCTTGGGAAAGTTGTTCCAGTGTGGGAACTATTGGTTTATTATGGGCTTGTTCTTTTTTTATTGTTGGGTTATATTTAAGAGGTGCTGTAAGTTAAAAGGTTTGTAAATGCCAAAGGTCGGAGAACAAATAGAAAAGGGCGGACGTAGGTTGCAACCGCAACAGCAAAAGTTTTTAGATAATTATATTCACAAAGATATGACCCAGACGGGTGCGGCTCGTGCGGCAGGGTATAAGTCGCCGAATGTGAGAGCCGTTCAGCTTCTTAACAATCCAGTTGTTAAAGAGCGAATGGAAGAAATGAGACAGGAACTCGAAAGCAAGTACGGGGTTTCTGTAACCAAATCTGTTCGGGATATGCAACGACTCAGAGATGAAGCATGGGAAGCAGGGAACTTCGGGGCGGCTATTAAAGCAGAAGAACTCAGACTCAAGGTAACGGGTCTTATGGTAGCCCGTAGCCATGTGACACACGAAAACGTTGATAATATGACACGGGATCAAATCGTTAAGCAGTTGCAGGACTTTATGACTCGCGCTAAAGATCGCATGATTGATGTAACACCTGAAGCAAATCCCACAAAAACCGAACAAATCGACATAACATACGATAACGAAGAAGCTGTATAGCGCAGGTTGCGCTCCG